CGTCGTCGTCGGCGATGATCTCGTTCGGGTCGGTCCACCCCGCGCGCGGCCACCACCAGTAGCGGTCGTCTTGGGCGAAGTCGCGCCAGAAGACCTCGACGACCTGGTCGACGTCGGCGCGAGCTGCGACGGAACCTTCCACGCCCCCCATGCTAGGCGCAGCCAGTTCCCCCCCCTCCGGAGCCGCGCCGGCGACGACTCCCTCGCCGGAGACCAGGAAGCGGCGCAGGTCTTCGAGATCCTCGACGGCCGGGGCCCAGATGCCGAGCAGCGCGACCTTCGTCAGGACGAAGCCGTATTTCTTGCCGCCGGGCGTCTCGACCTCCCACTTGCCGTCCAGCCACGCGCCCTCGATCGAGCGGTTCGGGTAGGCGGACGGCAGCACTTCGGCGAACCACTCCGGCACCTCGACGAAGTCGCCGACGCAGGTCGCGCCGTCGTTGACCAGGCGCAGGTTCTCTACCGAGCCGAGCGCCGGGTAGCCGTCGCCGAGCGGCACGAAGGGGTTGTGATGCTCCCCGTCGGGGTTGAAGGTCTCGTCGTGGTGGCCGATCGTGAGCCGCGGGCGGATGATGTGCGGGTCGTTCTGCGCCGCGACGGCGTCTTGGAGGTGGTCGAAGCGGAAGGTGATCTCGCCGTGGGAGGCCGGCCATCTCATGCCGACCGAGAACAGCTCGACGTCGGGGATCGTTACGAACTCGGGCACGGCTCCAACGATAGGCAGCGACGCGCCCCCCTACGCAGAAGGCCCGACCGGAGCCGGGCCATCCGCGGGGTTACTCAGGGAAGAGCCGGGGGAGGCGTCCCTCGTCCCGGTTCAGGGTGCGCGCGCAGCAGCGATTCTAGAAGGGCGGGGCATCCCCGAAGCGCGAGCCGTCGCCTCTGGGCACGATGCAGGGCGTCGGCCCGGCGGGCGCGGGGCCGCGGGCGTGCAGGAGCGTCGTCCCCGGCGTGTCGAAGATGCGGGTCCGGCCGTAGGGCGGCCAGGTGACGCGGAAGCGCTCGCCGTCGCGGCTGACCGTGGCCCCGCTCGAGCGCAGGGTGACGGCGCCGCCGTGTGCCTCGAGCGATTGCAGCAGGCCCTTGACCTTCGCCTGCCAGTCGCGGTTGCGCTCGACCGGGGCCTCAGGCATTCGGCCTCGTTGCCCGCACGTAGGCGGCCTGGCTGATCGGATGGACGCGCAGCCCGGAGAACCCGCGCTCGGCGACTGCGCGGTTGACGTACTCGGTGAGCATGTCCTCGCCGACGAAGTCGGTGCGCGTGGTGCGCGTGGTGCCGTGCTTGCGCGCGGTGATGATCTTGTAGTGCCTCATGGCCACTCCGGCGCCAGGCGATGCAGATACTCAGACTTGGCGCGGTGCTCGCCCGCCTCGAACTCGGCGATCTTTTCCCGGTGGTATTCGGCCGCGGCCGAAGCGGCTGTGCTTCGGTCGGGGCTCATGGTTTGCTCGATCTGCTCGAGCTGCTTAAGGATTGTCCGGTGGCGGAACGTGGCGGGGTGTTCCCCCGGCTCGTAGAAGCGCCGCTCTCCGTGAATGTCCTTTGCCCTTGAGAGCGCCGGATGCATCATGCCCACTCCGGCGGCGTGCGCTGATCCTCGAGCCGGTCGCGGATCGTGTCGGAGTCGATCGCCGCGCCGCAGAAGGGGCAGCACCCCTCGATCGCATCGATGCACTCGTCGCACTCGGGGCAGTCGATGGATTCCTCGGTCGCGCCGACGTAGACGTCGGGCGGGTTGATCTTGTGGGCGTCGAGGTCAGGCATGGGATAGGGCCTTTCTGAGACGTCGCCGCCCCTTGTGGAGCCGGTTGTTGGCGGTCGGGCCCGAGAGCCCCTGCTGCCGGCTTGACTGGCCGAGCAGGGAGTCTAGGAGGACGGGGGCCTGCGCTGGAGTGATGCGACCGCCGAGCACGTAGAGGAGCAGCGGCTCGGCGGTGTCGATGTCGGCGACGATCGGGGTGGCCATCAGGCAGCCCGCGCGTAGAGGAGCTGATGGACGATGGTCGAGGCCCACTCGCCGCGGTTGCGGTCGTTGTAGAGCTCGCCCTCGTAGGTGCTGACCGGCAGGCGCTCGGTCGGATCGAAGTCGCGGCCGAGAAACTCGCGGATCTCCTGCTCGGCTGCCGCGGTGCGCTCGGCCGAATGGCTGCGGCTGCAACTGACGAAATCGACGCTGTAGCTGACCTCCTCGATGCTCCCGTCCTCGTTGGCGACGAGAGTGGAATCGCGGTAGGTCTTCATGTCGGTCATCCCGTCGAAGTCGGCGCCCTGGTAGCGGTTGACGGTGCCGTTCACATCGTCGACGGTGGGGCCGTCCATCCAACGGACGCTGATCGAGGAGCCGCCGGCGTAGCTGCTTGAGCGGACCGAGAACTTGACGCCGGGGAAGGCCTGCTTCAGCGCCTTGCGGATGAGTCTCGCGGTTTCGGTGGTGGTGAAGCGGGTCTTGGTGGCGGTCATTGGATTCCCTTTCTGGTGGATGACCTTGTACCCGTAGGGTAGCAAGTTAGTGGACGCGTGTCAAGTAATAGGCGAGGCGACCACGCACCCTCGAGGGCTCGCCGGGAAGCTGACCCGGCCGAAGTCGGCGAACCACTCCGGGTCGGCCGCTCTGCCGTGCAGGGCAACCTGCAAGGTCGCGCCCATCTCGGCTACCAGCGGCGCGACGCTCGGCAGCAGCTCGACCTCGTAGCCCTCCACGTCGATCTTGACGAGCGCGGGTCTGCGCCCGCCCAGCACCTCGTCGAGCGTCCACGTCCGGACCTTGTAGCCGTCGCCCCGCGTCAGCCGCGACACCGATGCGCCGAACTCTCGATGCGAGACGAGACTCGCCCGCCCGCTCTGCGTTGCGACGGCGCCCTCCCAAATCTCGATGTCGGGGATCGTGCGGAGGTGCTTCAGCGCCACGGGGTCGGGCTCGATCGCGACGACCTGCGCCCCGCAGCCGAGCGCCCAGAGCGTCACGGGCCCGATCCATGCGCCGATGTCGACGAAGAGCGCGCCCGGATACAGCACGTCCTCGACCAGCTCGCGCGTATCGGGCTCCCACTCCCCAGCGTCATAGCGCCGCCAGAACCTCGCGATCCGCTCCGAGCCTCTCATGCGAGCAGCGCCCAGTCGACGTCGGGGAAGCGGCTCCGCAACGAATCGCTGACCGGCTTCGCGGCCACCTTGTGCCGCGAGAGGGTGTCGTCGTGGCGAACCCACAGCCAGGCAGGGGTCGGGCGCAAGAGCTTGATCTCGGCGTATCTGGCGATCCGCTTGTGGTTGAAGTCGTAGACGATCGCGCCGTCGCCGGCCGGAACGTGCAGCGTCACCCACGCGTTGCGCTCGTGAGTGACCAGGCTGAAGCGGCCCTCGAAGACCCGGTAGCCGCGGGGGAGGATGAGAGCGGTGCGCCGGCGAGACGGAGCCAGGTCGCGCCCGGCCCGCCGGATCCACTTCAGCGCCCGGCGGTCGAAGGCGTCGTCGTCGTCGATGCGGGTCGTGAGCAGGGGTTGCGGTCGATCGGCGATGGCCTCGCGCCACTCCGCCGACTTGTAGGCGAGCGCCGCCGAGCGCGCGGCCGAGGTGCCGAGCGGTGGCTTGAAGTAGCGGAAGATGACCTCGACGTCGGCGAGCTGGCAGGCGAGCTGGCGCTCCTCGAGCAGCGGGTCGTCGGGGTGCAGGAGCACGACCCACCTCCAGCGCCTCTCGGTCTGGGCCCGCAGGCTGGCCGCCGTGACGCCGCGCAGCAGCTCCAGCCGCCGTCGGTTGGCCTCGATGGGCCAGACAGCGGGATCGTAGACGGCGCGCGTCAGGAGGTAGTGGCGCACCGTTTCACGTTTTACGGTCGGCGAAGTCGGCGGCGTCGACCTTCGCCTGCGCCTCGTGCCGATCCTCGAGGGCCGCCCGTAGCTCCCCGATTCGTTGATCGGTTCGGGCAAGCGCGGCGGTGGCATCCGGCGAGGGAGGGTCGCCCTTCTCGGCCCGCAGGCCGATCACGATCCGCATCATCGCCGCCTCGCGGGTCGTCGCGTCGAGCTCGGCCTGCATCGCGGCGGTCATGTTGGAGTTGACCAGGGTGTGGATCTTCTCCAACTGCCCGGTCGTTTTCAGGGCGGCGGCCGCGGCGAGGGAGGCGACCCGCTTGTTGTCCTCGACGAGCAACTGCGCCGCCTGCTCTGCCTTCTCCGCGACCAGCGCCGCACGCTCGGCAACTTCGTCTTGGCGCTTGTAGTCCTGCATCTTCTCGGCCCGGCGCTGCCTGCCGGTCAGCCAGGTCAGGAGGAACGGGCCGACCACGGCGACCAGGAGAGCGACGAGCAGGGGGGCCAAATCTTCGATCATCAGTAGACCGCAACGATCGTCCCGCGGCAGAGCAGCCCGCCGTCGCAGTAGATGTAGCCGCCGATCGGGTAGTCGGATTCGCTGGCCTCGATCGACCCGTACTCGGTGCCGTCGACTCCGAGGCAGCTCTGGCAGGTGTTGCCGTCGAGGAGCTCGGAGGCGTAGACCTCTCTCGGATCGTTGGCGCGCATGTATTCGCGGCGCCCGGTGTTGTAGCTCTGCATCGTGGCGCCGCCGAGCTGGCGGTTGAGCTCAGCGTCGGAGAGGCCGAGCAGGTAGTCGCGCACGTCGGCGGCCGCGCTGGCAGCGGGGAGGGTCGAGACGGCCGTGGCGCGTTTTGAGGCGGCGACGGCGAGGCCGGCGGCGAGCGTCAGGGCCACGGCCTCAGCGCGCTCGTCGAGCGTGTCGTCGACTCTGCCCTGGTCGGCTGCGGCAGCGGTGGGGCGGGCGGATGCGGCGACGCCCATCTGGGCATCGTGCTCGGCTTTCGCGGAGGCCTCCCCCTCTCTGGCGGCGGTGGCGAGGTGGGGGCGGATGATGTCGACGCTGACCGGCTCGACTCTCAGGTTGGCGAGGGTCGCAGCGTCGCCGGCGGCGGACTCCACCGCAGCCGCAAGCGCCTCGATCTGCGCGCCCTGCGCCGCTTTCACCGCCTCCACCAGGGACTCGCGCTCTCTCAGGTAGGTGGCCTCCATCGCCTCGAAGTCGACCGCGGCCGTGACCTCGAAGTCGTAAGGCTGGCGCCGCAGATCGCGGTCGGGGAGGGCGATGCCAGCGGGGGGTGCCAACACCGTGGCACCCGCTCCATCATGCCGTTTGACCAGGGTGCCAGCGGCCACCAGTTCGTCCCGCGCGCGGCGAGCGGTGCCGTTCTTCGGATCGGCCCCAACAGCGCGGGCAGCGTCGGCCCAGCGCACCGGGCCTTTGATCGTCTCTGCGAGTCGGGTGGCAAGCTCAGAGCGCACAGGGCGGCGCGTAGAGCCCTCAGGGGCCGAGGCGGCGGGTTGGGCCGCGGGAGGGGCGTCGGGCGGCGCTGGAGCCGGGAGAGGGGCCTCAGCGGCGCCTTTGGGGAGGCCGAAGCGCTGGACGATGTAGGAGCGGAGCTCGGGGTCGACGGCGATCAGGCCCTCTCTGACCGCGGTCGCCAGGTCGGCGAGCGCAAGGGATGAGGTCTCGAGGCGGGTGTAGACCAGCGCCGGCGGCTGTTCGTCATCGCCCCAGTTGAGCGCGACCTCGTCTTCGATCTGATGCTCTTGAGTCGTGTCGCGCGCCCAGTCGGCGATCGCGCCCTGACTCTCGGGGTACCAGTCGGCGAAGGTGTCGCCGAGCGCGCGGCTGCCGGATGCGGCGTCGCCGCCGAGGTTGAAGAGCATCAGCAGGAAGTTCTTCGACATCTGCTCGTCGTGGTAGCGGACGGAGCCGATCGTGTCGGGCAGGGTGCCGTCGACACCCTTGACCATGAGCTTGCCCGGCCCCGCGCCACCGGCCTGCTCGCCGGCGCGCATCCGCTCCGCGGTGGCGGCGAGCTCTTTGATCTGATCGTTGGAGGCGTTGGGGTCGACCTCGAACCAGGGGATCCCCATCGCATTGCGCTCGTGCTTCGTCGCGTCGACCCGGATCAGGCGGTCCTTGATGAGCCAGTTGCGGAAGCAGGCACGCAGCATCGAGCGCCCGATCCAATCCCCGTCGTCTTCGGAGTCCCAGATGTAGGCGAGCAGGCGACTCACGTCGAGTCTGGCGCCGCTGCCGATGTTCGCCCCCAGGACGCGGTCGGCGTTGGAGCCGATCCCCACCGACTGCTCGATCGCTTTCAGGCCGCCGTCGGGGGCGGTCAAGATGTTGGAGATGGTGCGCGGCGGGCGGGTGCCGAGCTTCCTCAGGTGCAAGAGCCCGTCGCCGCCGGCGCGCGGGTCCGCCCAGTCGTAGACCTGCTCGAAGTAGTAGTGGCCGTAGGCGAGCGCGCGCAGGACGTGGGCGAGGTGGCGGCCCCAGTCGAAGCGTTGGCGCCGCCGCACCGAGGGGCGATCCTGCCCGCGGATCGGGAGGTTGAGGGAGTCGGCGATGTGCTCGACCACTTCCGGCCGCGCGCCGTTGGGGTCGATCTCCCAGAGGAAGCGCCGGATGGGGAGCGTCGTCGCGAGCAGCAGACCCTTGACCTGCGCGTCGGCCTGCATCCGCCGGTAGGTCTCGTTGGACACCGGCCAGGTGACGTCGGGCGCGTACTCGCGGTCGTCCATGTAGGCCGACCAGGGCATCACCCCGCCGGTGGCGGTGTAGTTCGGCGCCGGCGCGCCGACTTCGGTGGTTGGCCCTCTCGGCTTTCTCGCCATGCGCCCAGCCTACGCAGAGGGTGGCACCCCCGCCGCAGGGGTGCCAAGAACACGAAGGCCGCGCCCGACTGGCGAAGGGCGCGGCCTCGTGCATGGGTTATCGCTTACCGCGGTTGCCGGGAGATTGCGACCCGGCGCTGACGGGCACTCACGGCTTACCCGATCCGCTCGTGTCGGCGGGGAACTAGTAGCGCGCCTCGGCGGCCTCCTGGAGCTGGCGCTCGCAGGCGTCGAGCGCGGCCTCTCCCTGGCCGCCGTAGTTCTGGCAGTAGGTGGAGTGCTCAGGCTCGGCGCAGCCGGCCAAGAGCGGCACGAAGATGGCGATGACGGCGAGGGTGGCGAGGATCTTGCGCGGTGTTTTCATGGCCGGACCGTAGCAAGAGACTGGACGCGTGTCAACTAAACGTGCTACGGTCGCGCCGTGTTCTATCCCCAAACAAAGGAGTGAAGATGCGCTACCTGAGCATCGACCAACGAGCGGAGCGCGCCTACCGCTGGACCCGATGGGCGGTGGTTGCCGGCGTCGTGTGGGTCGTCATTGGCCTCGGCGTCATGCTGGCGGTGGGGGTGTCGGAGGCGCGAACCGTGAAGACTCAGGTCTTCCAGAAGACAACGCTAACCGCTACCTCGAAGCCGAAGACGTGGGAATCGAAGGTGTTGCGCGGAGGAGCGGTCTACGCCAGGGTCTACCTGCGGGGTCGTGAAATCCAGCAACAATGGCTCGGCTCTTGCGGTGCCGCCTACCCTGATCGCGCCAGCGGCTTGATGGTCTGGTTGGTTGTCCACAACTGTGCGAGAAATGCGCCAGGCACTTACCGCTTGCGCTACGTCAGCTTCCGAGGCAAGCGGCGATTCACGATCCGGCTGACACGCAAGGTGAAAGTAGGGTCGTGTCGAGCTTGCGGTAAAGGGGTTGAGCGCTAGCTGGCGATCAACTCGTAGAGGAAGGCTGTATCGGCAACCCCGCAAGTCCCGCCGCCTACCTCAAATTTAGCGCGCATTTTGATGGTATGTCTCGCCGCTGTCAATGCGACGAAATAGACCTGCGCAGCGGTTATCTTCAATTCATCCGATGAAGAGGCAGTCGTATCGAGCTTGGCCCTCGCCACCCTGCTTTCATCTACCCCGTCAACGTTAATCGTCCCAAGGGATTCGGCACGAGAATCCCCCGCGCCAACAGACGCTTGCAGACCAAAGACCGCAGTCACCTTCAAGACGCTCGCCACGTCGGGCGTGATGTCGATGGTCGCCCCCGGCACGTCCTGGTAGGAGTTGGTCAGCGTCAGATTTCCGCTGGCCCCCACAATCCCCGCCGTCAGTTTCGCCTTGCGGGAGGTGACGTTCGCGTCTTTGATCGCGGCCGCCACGATCGCCGCTCTGCCGACGTGTCTCTCGACGACCTTCCCGTCCCCGATGCTCGCCGCGCCCGAGGAGTTGAAGGTCACGTCGCCCGTGACCTCGCGGTAGATCGGGTCGCTCGTGCCGTTGACGATGACGAGCTCGCCGGGGTCGGGGTCGGCGGGCGTCGCCGGCGTGCCGACCAGCGCCTCGATGTTGGCGAGGCGGTCCTCGACGCTCTGCGCTAGGTCTTCAAGCTGTCTCGGCCCCGCCGGCGCGTCTGTGCCTTCGGGGAAGAGGAACTCGAACAGGGCGGTTCTGAGGCTCACAAGGCCAGCCTAGCGGCGCGCGCGGTCCCCTAGCCAACGAAGGCGTAGGCGGTGGAGCCGTTGCGCTGTTGTATCCGCAGCTCGGATTCCCGCATCAGCGCGCCGACGGCGTTGCGCAGCTCGCCCTCCTCGACGTCGAGCTTCGCCTTCATCTCGGCGATGGTGAGCGGGCCCAGCATGCAGGCCTGGAGGATCCGGCCCTGGAGGGAGCCTTCGGTGCCGGCCCCGTTCGTCGACGGGGAGGTCGGGGGCGAAGAGGGAGGCGGGGCGCCGGACGCGGCGGGCAACGAGTAGCGCGTGGCCGACGTGCGGCCCGTCCTGACGAGCTGGCCCTCGGCGACGAGACCCTTCAAGATCGGGCGCAGCTCCTCGTCGACGAGTCTGAAGTGAGACCTGATGGTCGCGTGTCGCGTCAGCCCGCTCTGTGCGCGGATGAACTCGAGCACCTCGCTTCTCGGCGGGATGCGGCGCCCCGGTTCCCGTGGGCGTTTCGATGCAGGTGCAGGAGGGTCGGGCGCCGGCGGCGAAGATGCGAGCGGCCTCTGCTGCGGCGCTTGGGAGGATTTGGCCGCAGCAGAGGTTCCCTCAACGGCACCCTGCACGGTAGCAGCGGCCTGGCGCAGGGCCTCGATCTCGCACTCGATCTGCGCGACCTCTCTCCCGTGGTAATCCAGCGCGCCCTTCAGCCGCTCGAGCTCGGCGTCGATCGCGCTCAGGACAGGATGCTCGTCGGCCATGCGCGCAAGCTATACGGGCGCGCAGACGCCCAACGCAAAACGGCCCCGAAGGGCCGCTTGCGTTTCCGGCATCCGGGCGGGAATCCAACCTGCCCTCGTTGCCTGAGGGAGTTTACGCCGCGGCGGGCTGATCCTCTCCCTTCGCCTCCAGCTTGAGCTCGAGGTCGTGGCGGGCCCAGAAGCGCGCCTCCTCGAGCTTCGTGAGCGCGAGCGCGTTCTCCCGCGTCGGCGCCGATCTGGCGACGAACTTGCAATGCGTGATCGAGGGCTCGATCCACGAGAGAGCAGCTTCCTCGGTAGGGCAGGGGCCTTGAGCCGGCGTCTGCGGGACATCGCCGGCGTGCTCGGCGGGGCGGGTCTTGTGCTCGGGGTCCATCCGGTATCTCCTTTGCCTTGTGGTGCGTTTGTGGACGTGAGTCTAGCCCTTGCCCAGGGCGGCGCGGGCGCGATCGCCGAGGTCTCCAGCCTCGATCTCGGGTATCGCAAGGCCGAACTCCTGCGCGGTGGCGACCGCAGCCCCGTCGCGCGTGTCGATGAGCGTGTCGCCGTTCCAGGCGTAGGGGTTGAAGTGCGGCCAGCCGAAGGCGCGCCGGCGGGGCGGGGCGCCGCGCGGGGCGATGGGCTCGGGACTCGGAGCCGGGCGCTTGTGCCTGCGCTTGCCGCGGCTCACGTTCCCACCTCCAGCCGGGGGCGGCAGACCACCCGGCAGACGCCGTCGCTCATGGTCACGGTGACGAGCCTGTCTCTGCGGAGGACCGCCTCGGTGAGGCGTGCCAGATCGCCGGGGGCGCCGCGGCCGCCGAGCCGGTCCAGGGCGTTCATCGAAGCTGCGAGACGCTCGACCGCTTCCCTGGTCGCCGTTGCGTACTTGGCGACGTTCGCCATCGCGGCCTCAAAGGCGATCCCCGTCTTGGCCACTCGGGCTAGCGCTGCGACGCCTGCTCTGAGCGCGGCTCTGTTCATGTGACCACAATAGGCGAGAGAGCGGACTGCTACATCTGGCGGTCGAGGAGATCGGTGGTCAGGCCCGGCGCGCTGACGAGCGGCTCCGCCACGGCCGTCATCTGCAAGCTGCTGCCGAACAGGTCCGTCAACGCCCACACCAGCCCGTCCATGCGCGACGGCGAAGGTTCGCCCGGCACCCACGCTGTCTGTTCGCTCTCGAGCTCGGGGAAGAAGCCGAGATGGTGGATGCGGTTCTGCTCGTAGAGGGCGGAGATCGGCTCAGCGCGCGTGGTCTTGCCGCGCGAGGCCCAGACATCGGTGAGCGGCACGTTGGGGTCAACGGCGTGCAGGGTCGCCTTCACCATCTCGCCGCCCTGGTTTCTCTCGTAGATGATGCGGTCGCATCTCAGTTCGTGGTAGAGCGCGATTGCGGCCTCAGCCCACCCTTGCGGGGAATAGCGACCGGAGCGGTCAGCCAGTACCGCCCCGTGAGGGACGCGGCGCGCATCCTCGTCGTACACGTAGCGGCCCACGATGTCGGAGTCGCCGGGCAGGCGCGCCGCGGCCACGATGCCGGTCTCGTCTGAGGTCTCGCCCGAGGAGATGGCGGGATCGACGGCGACCACGCGGCGGCTGCCTTGCGTGCGGTCGAGCGCTTCGCGCAGCTCGGCGAGGTCGGGCCAGCGGTTGTCCTCGATCATCGCCAGCGTCCAGAGCGCGCCCTCCACGTCCTCGAGCACTCTGCCTTCGAGCTCTTGCCGGCCGAGGCGGGTGCCGCCGTAATCCGCCTCCCACTCCGCAACGATCTCCGGCTCCAGGTTGTAGCGGTTGTCGGCGAGGCTCGGGTACGTGAAAACGACTCTCCCAGGCGGGCGCTCACGCAGGAACTTGACGACGCCCCTGTTTCCCTTCGGTGTGCCGGTCGCGACTATCAGCGCCGGCGACTCACGCACAGCGAACGCGAGCGACTCTTTCCACGCCTGCATCCCGCCTCTGGTCTCGCCCTTCTTCGTCTTTACCGCTCTCCAGAGCCCGATCTCATCGGCCCAGGCGCCGCGCAGTCCTTTCCCCTGAATGCGCTCGCCACCATCGTCGGCGCCGTCGCAGTAGACGGTCGATCCGTTCGCCACGTACAGCTCCCCTTTGGAGCGATTCCATTGCGACGCGGCGGGACCAAGCACTTTCTCCAACCCCGACTTGCGGTGCTCGATCATCGCGACGGCATCGCCGAATGTCGGCCCCATGCAGGCGTAGTCGCCGGGGGGGTTGTTCAGGATGAGTTCGGCGAATGCCTCAGCACCCGCGCGAGTCTTCCCGCTCCCGCGGCCGCCCTGCGCGTACCAGATCCGCGTGCCTGCACCCCACTCGGGAGGCGGCAACTGGCCGGGGTTACTCTGAAGCCGCCAGAGGTTCGCCCTCAGCCCGCCCAGGAGCGTCAGCTTCGCCTCGATCGGCCAGCGCTCCCAGTCTCTCGGCAAGCCGCTGAATGTCGCCAAGGTAGTCACTAATCGCCTCGTTCACCCCTTCCTCGACTTGGACGCCGATCTTGCCCCCGTGGTCCAGCTTGACCGACTCGCGATAGACGAGGGGGCGTTTGGCCTTGAGCAGGAAGATCAGCAGCGTGTCGGAGCCCTCGAGCGCACGGCGCTTGGCTTCCTGCTCAAGCTCTTCCGTCACCCACTCCTCGGCCTCGGCCCACGCGAGAGCGAAGTCCTCGTTGCGCTGGCGCTCGCGGTAGACCGTGGAGCGGCCCTTGCCGCAGACCCTTGCCGCTTCGGTGACGAGGCTGGTGTCGCGGAATGCGTCGATGAACTTCGCCTGCCACGAGCCTTTTTTTAGTGTCCCTGCCGTATCGGTCACGGGGCGAGTATAGGCGGCGGACTCGACAGACTCAAACCTGCCGAGCCCAGCCGCGCCAAGACTGCCTCGCCCCACCATGCCGAACCCGGCCTTGCCCAACCGTGCCTCGCCTGCCGCACCGAGCCCGGCCCTGCCGCGCCACGCCTGCCCCACCATGCCAAGCCGCTTCATGCCCGGACCCGCCACACCTTGCCTGGCCTGCCGGGCCAAGCCGAACCCCGCCCTGCCGCGTCACGCCTTGACCTGCCTGCCGAACCCTGCCGCGCCGCACCGGTGCCGCACCCTGCCGCGCCATGCCCTGCCTGCCGAACCTCGCCCCACCCGGCCGAGCCCGGCCATGCCTCGCCTACCTTTTTACGCCGCAACCAAGCTGTCTTCGCGCACCAGCTCAGCGAACTCCGCGAAGCGCGAGTAGCGGGCTTTGAGCATCTTCCAGTCGCGCTGCATCTCGTCGAGGACAGCCTCCAGCGCGGCATCATCCCGAGCAACCTGCTCCGCCGGCTCGTAAACGAAGCCCCGATTGTCGGTGCCTCCTCGTTGGACGGCGACGAAGGCCCGAGTGGACTTGGGCTCAGCGTCGGGGTCGGTCCGATAGGTGATCTTCACCGATTGGATGACCTCTTGCGCCCTAGACCGATAGTAGGCCTCGGCAGCGTCCTTCACCGGCCGATCGAAGATGACCGGGTGCAGAGGGTGCTGTTTAGGGCGCGCCTCTTCGACAAGGATCGCGGGAGTGAGCCTGCCGTTCCGGTCGTGGACCGCTTGCAACTCCGTTCGGAGATCGCTCACGACAGCACCTCGACTTCTGCATCGAGATCGACGTGGTACATGCCGTTGTCGCCTTTGCGCTCCGGCCGCCACTCGCCGACGCCGACACCGACACCGCCAGCGTCGATCAGCGAGAGCACCGAGCCCTGCGTCAGCGCCGACTTGACGTAGGTGACGTCGAGGACCGTCGCCCACTCGCGGAACTGGGCGCGGTAGCGAAGATCAGTCCCGCCTTTGCCGACACGGACAACGTCCTCGCGCATCGTGGCCTCGCCTTCGATTGGCGCCAGGGAGACCCCATCGGTCCCCGGATCGCCGCGGAAGAAGAGGTACTGGCGCAAGGCGGTCATCGTCACTTCCTTGCCGTAGAAACGCGCCGCCGACACGGTGGCTGCCTTGAACGCGAGGATCGGGAAACCGGGGCGGCCATCCTCAAAGCGATAGAAGCTCCCCTCGAACTCGGCTACGGGGTCCTTCGCTCTCTTGGGCGTCCGCTTCCCCTGCATGTTGTCGAGCATGCTCTTTTTCGCCTTCTCCGAGAAACGGTGGACGATCAGCGGGGAATCGCCGACGATCGGCACGCGCATCCGCCCAACTGCGATGCGGTCAATCTCGATCTGCGGGGGCGAATCCGGCTCTGAGCGAGGGGGTGCTTTCGTGGAACTACCGTTTGCCTTCGACATCAGGGGAACCTCCTGGTGTTCTGCCCCCGGCCGCTCGAACGGTGCGGGGGCTTTTGCTTGGTCGGCGCCAGTTCTACACGACTACTGGCCGCGTGTCAACTAAGCCGCCAACTCCATCTGCTCGCCTCTGGGCGGCTCGGGCGGTCTTTCATTCGGGCCGGGACTCGCCACTTTGCAGCGGTCACAGTAGAAGCAGCCGGGGACGACGATCAGCTCCCAGCGCTCTCTGCCGCATCTGGGGCAGGTGTCGCGCTCGCAGCCCTCATCGGGCGGGCCGGCGCCGACGTTGACGACACACTCACCCCGCACTTACAGTAGATCTCATGGGAAGCAGGCTCGCTGGAATGGCAGTCATTGCAGACCTCGACCTCGTAGGTGCGGGCCTTCACCGCTCCCCTCCTTCTGTAGTGGGCCGGTTTACGACTCCACGCTTCCCGTCCCATTTTTCACAGGGGAAGTGGCCATGCCATTTGCCGACTTTGGGATTGCAGGCAGAGCAGCGGGCTTTCCCATCGAGGCGGGTACGGCCCCAGTAGCCGCCTGGGCCTGCGAGGGCCGTGTTCTCGACGCAACCGCAGTCGTCACAGACGAACAGGCTCATACCCCCTCACCTCTCTCTATGGACTCGGCTGCCTCGTAGAGCTGACGGTCCGCATCGGTGAGATCGAGAAGGTCCGCTTCGTTGCGCTCCCGCTGCCGCTTCACCGCCTCTAGTAGTTGATCGCGCTGCTGAACTACCTGCTCGTAAGAGGCCAGCGAAACGGCTTGTATGGGTCGCCAGCCGCACGGGCAGGCATCGCCATCGAACGGCGCGTCGCAGTCGGGGCACCACTCAGTCACCCGCTCCCCCTCCCTCTAGTTCGGCTCGGCGCTGTTGGAGGTATTCGAGATCAGCCTTATGGGTTGCTTCCCTAACCTCGAACAACAGAGACTCCGACGAGTTGGCGTGCGGTGTGGGCCGAGCCTCACGGGCGGCCTCAGCCCATCGTGCAACCCGCCTCTCGAACTCTGCTTCGGCTTCGTCTAGGAGTCGGTGAGCCGCGTCGCTCTGCTCTCGGAAGATGTCTCGCCCCCGGCTCAATAGCTCAACATCAGCCTCCAACTTCTCCACTTGCTTCTCGGCGTCCTCGGCTCGGCGTAGGAACTCGCGCGCTTCCTTTCGCCGGTTCCCCACCGCAAGCTGCATCCGTTCGTATAGCTCCTGCCAGGTGAGTTGCCGGCAGCCGGGCTTTCTCGGCTTACCGGGGTCGGTGATGAGATCGGTCCCGGCCATGCCGGACGGGCGATGCTCGCGGCCGCAGATGCACCTCGGCGAGTTCACCCGTTCTAGGTGGTCGGAGTAGGTGACGAAATCGCCGTTGGGGCTGGACACCACTCTCGGGCGCATAAGCGCGCCTGATCTTGTTGGGCGATTCAGAAGTGCGAACCTCTCTATGTCTCCCTGCTGCTTACTCACCAGCGCCTCCTTTGTCGGACCATTTCAACGGCGGGGTGAAGTAGCTTGCGGGAAGCGCCAGCGCACATCGGCACATTGCCGACCGGAACGCGGCACGAATGGCCACATCTGGGGCAGAAGAATTCGACCAGCCAGCTCATCCGGCTCCTCCTTGTTCTGGTTGGCAGTCGGGGCAGCCGGGACAGACGCACGGATCGTGAGCGATCCGCACCGTGTGAGGCTTGCCCGGCTTCCCTCCGCACCGCTCCTCGCTCCCTCTCTCCCCAATCAACCCCAGCGCCTCTCCGATCCGATGCAGCTCCTTGCCCTTGATCGGTTGGCCGGGGTAGGCGGTTGAGGAATGCTCCATCTGCTCGCCTCTGGGCGGCTCGGGCGGTCTTTCATTCGGGCCGGGACTCGCCACTTTGCAGCGGTCACAGTAGAAGCAGCCGGGGACGACGATCAGCTCCCAGCGCTCTCTGCCGCATCTGGGGCAGGTGTCGCGCTCGCAGCCCTCATCGGGCGGGCCGGCGCCGACGTTGACGACACGGCCGCGATTAGGCATCAAGCAGGTGTTTCGGCCCCGTTGTGGCGGAACTGCGACCAGCATTCTCTCGCCCATCTCTCGACGGCATCCCAGCGCCAGACCGGCTGAGCGCCGTCCATGACGTAGGAGACCGGCGCCGGGAAGTCGTCGCGTCTGACGATCATGGCGACGTAGGAGCGGCTGATGCCGAGCCGATCCCGAATGTCGCTGCGCGCGACGAACTTGCCGGGGAACTTCGCAGGCTTCATGCCCAGAGGATACATGGGCTACTGGCCGCGTGTCAACTTTGCGCGGGGGCGCGGTGCTTTTCGAGGTAGGCCGCTGCGGCGCGCAAGCGCTCGGGGTCATCGCCGAGAGAGCCCAGGCCGGTATTGCAGCCACGACATAGCGCGTCGCGGACCTTCCCGGTTGCATGGTCGTGATCGAGAGACAGGCCTTCCCAGGCTCCGCAGACCGCGCATCCCTTAGCGAGGATCGTCTCGTACTCTTCGAGCGTCAAGCCGTAGGTAGCCTTGACCTTTCGCGCCCAGGATCGACGTCGCTCGCGAGCCTGATTACGCCGATACCAGTCGCGTTGGTAGGCACGCCGCCTCTCGGGATTACGCGCTCGCCAGCGGGCCTGATAGGTCGGATCGCGATGCCTGCGCTGGTAGTGCTTAGCGCAGAGGCCTCGTGCTTTGTGCGGCTCTTCGCACCCGTCTTCGGAGCAGATGGGTCGGTCTTTACCCTTTGGCATCATCCGCCTCCCTTTGGGGCCCGATTCGCGAACTCCTCCACCTTCCCCGCACCCCTGAATATTAGCTCCCAGTCGTCATGCCGCTTCGTCGAGCCGTTCCTGCGCTTCGAGGAGTAGGGGTCAAATGCCGCGCCGAGGATTGCCCGTTCGCAGATGATCGGGCCGTAGGGGTTGGGGTTCTCTTTGAGTCCAAGCCGCTCGGCTGCGGCGAGCAGAGATGTCGGGGTCGGACCGAGGAACGGAAGGACCAAAAAGAAACGGTCGGTGGTGAAAGCGCTGCGGGTGTGATTGCACTTCCGGCGCCAGAGGTCGAAGAGCTTGATCGCCTCCGGCCAGAGCTGGTGATCGCGTGCCTCTTTGCCTTTGTCGCGCTTGAGGTTTGCGTGCCGGGTGCGCCAAGCGCGGACGTCGGTCTCGAGCCCGGCGATCTGATCGTGGAGGTGCTGGACGTGGTCGCTCAGCACCCCCAGTCGCTCGCCGCTGTCGGGGTGGACGAGCAGCGGATCGACCTCGTCTTCGACGGGGCGGAGGTGGCGGGCGGCGTCGCTCACCGGAACATCTCCGCGAGCCGTTTGTGGATCTCAACGAACTGGCGACCGTGGCGCGCCATGTCCCAGAGCTCGCCGGCGAAGTCGTAGATCGAGCCTCTCTGCCCGCAGCCGAAGCAATGGAAGGTCGTGCCCCGCAACGAGCAGCTCGGCGTGCGCTCCTCGTGGAAGGGGCAGACGATCATCGAGCCGCGCCTCTCGACCTCAGGTAGAAGTCGATCCACGAAGTCGGTGGCGTCGATCGACAGCAGGAAGGCCATGTCGCGGTCGAAGTCGGGGTCTTGCTTGCGGCCGCGCTCAGCCCACCGCCGGTACTTCTCAACCCGCCGCCGCCAGGGTTCCCCCCACCGCACGCGCCGCGGTTCCTTGCGCCGCAGCGCGATCGGCGCCACCGCATCCTCGTCGCGCATGACTTCGCGCCAGCGCGAGTAGAGGTGCTCCCACTCGACGCGTCTGCGAATGGCCGCCCAGAACTGTTCCTGCACCGCGGCCGGCGCGGCGAGGAACTGGGCCAAATCGGTCGCTCCGCTGTTATCTCTAGTCACCCTTTTCTCGATCAGTTTGTTGAGAGATGAAGCCGCTGAGCCCGCCAACCCCGCCCTTCCACCCGCCTAACTTCCTAGCGCGGATCAAAAGAGTACGGGGGGTCGGGCGCTGGCGGGAGAGGGGGCGCGGCTGTTCGTTTGGTATCCGCCAGGGGAAAGGCCCGGCCTGCTTCGCACGCCCCGCGTCGGCTTTCGGCACGCGCGGGTTCACCGCCAGCTATGTGGCCCCGGCAGCTACCGGGCGTGACGCCGGGCTATGGTCGCGCGCGTCTTTCTTCGCGGTGTCGCGCACGACATGACTGGCAGTTTTTGGAGCGATCCCGTGGGGACTTCGCTCGGTAGGAGCGGCTGCATCTGGCGCATCTCTTGGGGCGCGCCTTCGAGTTCTGCCACCAAGCGCCTGCCCGGCGGCGAGGGTTACGGCCGCTCACCTTGCAATACTTCGCATCGTCGTCGTCGTCACAAACGCGACTCTATGCAAAAGGCCGCGGGGCAGTCAAGCCCGCGGCCTTTTTGTTGCACGGAAAGTGCGGGGGCGCTACACCTTCTCGACGTGCACCGCCTTGAAGACGTGGCGCCGGATCGTCTCCGTCACATCGCCCGTCTGTCCGTCGATCTTGTCGACCACGTCGATCTCGACGCAGCGGGCCCGGATCGCGAGCTCGACCACGTCGCCCTTCTTGAACTCGCCGGCGCGGATGGCGATCGAGCCGCCGCGCAGCTTGACCTGCGAGACGTTGGGCACCTCGCCACCGACGGAGAGGGTGAGCTGCGACCCGGCACCGTCGATCTCGAGCGGCGGCACCTTCGGCGGTGCGGTCTCGCCGTCGCCCTCGCCGTCCAGGGGCTCGCCGTTGGGCTTCGCCTCGTCTGGTTCCTCGGGCACCTCGGTGAGTCGCTTACCCGGCGCTGTCGCTGTCGCTGCTTCCATCAGGGAGTCTCCTCTTCGTTGGTAGGCTGGTCAGCGGGATAGAACACGGCCCGCATCTTTGCGGCCCGGACGGACGGCACTCTTCGGGGTGCCGTCCGTCGTTAGAGGACGGTGAGTTCGATCTCGACCTGCTCCGGCTCACCCGGTTCGGCCCAGCGCTTGACGCTGGCGAGCGAGACGACGCGGGAGTCATCGACGAAGGCGACTCCGGTGAGGCCGTCGAGGATCGCCCGCTCGAGCTTGTCGACGTCGGGCTTCGTGTCGGGGTAGCGCGTCGCGCCGGCGCCGAGGGTGCGGCCGTCGCCGCGGAAGTGGCTCTTCGGCCGCCGGCGAACGAAGACCAGCGTCAGGCCGATCGGGCCGTCGACGGGTTCGCGCAGCCAGCGTGGCCGCTGGGCGCGGGCGGTGAGGGTGATCTGCTGGCGCCACGGTCTCAGCTTCTTCGCGTTGTCGTCGACCAGCATCACGCGGCCCTTGATGTGCGGGTGGACGAAGCCCTTCTTCGATCCCTGCGGAACCGGCGTGCCGACAATGGTGAAGCGCCAGGTGCGATCGCCGACCGGGCGGAGATCGGGGCCTCTGGGCGGGCTGAGCGGCTCCAGGAGCGCTTCCTGTTGCATGGGGGGAGTGTCCCCGCCCCTGCGGACGTAACGGCCTTAGGAGGGCGGAGAGTGGTCGGGGCGGGTGTGTGCCGAACACCGTCAAGGGGCGCGACCCCTCACTCTTTCGCGGACCACCGCTGGCGTCTGAGCTACGCCCCGATGGCGGGAGGCTAGCGCAGGCGCGTCCTGGAGTGCATCGCGCCGGGCGTCAGCGGCGCGCCGTTCTTGCGCTTGCCCTTCTTGCCGCGCTTCATCCACCCGCCGCCGCCGCGAGAGTGACTGTTACCGCCCTTGTTGGCGTTGTGGTTCTTGCGGGCCACGGCAGGGAAACCGTAGCCAGCGATGCCGCCCCCGCTAGCTGATCTGGCGCAGGCGGTCCTGAGGCATGAACCAGGCCGCCGGCGCCGGCGTCGCGCGCCAGAACTCCTCGACCATCGCTTCGCGCCCGTAGGCCCAGCCGACCAGGTGCATCTCGGGCGGGTCGGTGACGACCAGGACGAAGGGCGCGTCGCCCTTCTCTCTGTCGCGCGGGCGGAGGATGAGGTCGGAGTCGTAGTTGCCCGAGGAGCGCACCTCCCCCTTCCCGACGTCGCTGTCGCTGTGGAAGCCGGCGTCGGCGAAGCCCGACCAGTAGCGGCCGCGCCACTTCGCCACCGCCAGCTCAGCCATGCAGGCGAGTATGTGGGTGCTCCAGTAGTCGCGCGGTCTGAACTGGTCGCTGCGCCGGTGGGAGAGCGCGGAGACCTGACGGTCGATGCCGGTGTAGGCGGCGTAGCGCAGCTCTGCCTCGGTGAGCAGGATCGTCTTCGCCACTAGTCGATCAGCCCCATCTGCCCCTCGATCGGTTCGGGGTCGCCGGTCAGGTAGCCCGCCGGGTTTGCCTCCCAGCGTTCGATCCGCGCCCTTCCCATAGCTGCGTACTCGGGATTGATCTCGATGCCGAGGAAGCGGCGCCCGAGCTGGGCTGCGACCAGGCCTGTCGTGGCGGCGCCGGCGAAGGGGTCAAGCACGAGACCGCCGGGCGCGGTCCCGGCGAGGATGCACGGCTCGACAAGTTGGGGCGGGAAGGTGGCGAAGTGAGCGTCGGGGAAGGGCCGGGTCGCGATCTCCCAGACGGAGCGTTTGTTGCGGCCGCCGCCAGGCTGCCAGGGTTCATCTTGACCTCGAGCGCCCTTCCCATCGTCGTATGTCAGCCGCTCTTCCCTTCTGTATCCGTTGCCGGAGCCGCGGCCGCAATCGGGTTCCTTGATCGCTTCGGCGTCGTAGAAGTAGCGCGGCGATTTGGTCAGCAGGAACAGGTACTCATGCGCCGACGTCGGGCGGTCGCGGACGCTTTCGGGCATGGGGTTGGACTTCGACCACACCACGTCGCGGCGCAGGTACCAGCCCGCCGAGCGCAGAGCGAAGGCCGCCATCCACGGGATGCCGACGAGATCCTTTTCCTTGAGGCCTGCGCCCTTGCCGCGGTGGCGCTCGCCGCTTCCCCGCAGGCTGGCGGCCTGTGCCTTCTGAACGTGGCCGGGGTTAGTGAGCCGGCTTGTCTCCCATCCGACGTCGGAGCCGCGCGCCTTCGCCGCGTAGGTGTCGCCGAGATTCAGCCAGACCGTGCCATCGTCGCGCAGCACGCGGGCGACCTGGTCGAAGATGCCGACGAGGCGGTCAACGTAGTCGTCGGGGTTGGATTCGAGGCCTAGCTGCCCCTCCGCGCCGTAGTCGCGCAGTCCCCAGTAGGGCGGCGACGTCACGCAGCAATGCACGGATCGGTCGGGCAGCGCCTCGAGCTCTCTCGCGGCCTCGCCCTCGCGGATCTCCCAACTCATGCGAGCCCGGCGACCAGCGCGCGGCCGGCGGGCGTGACTTCGATCCCGGTGCCGAAGCAGTCGGTGCAGGTCCAGGCGGGCGATCCCTCGCACCACCCGCAGCCGTCGCAGCCCATGCAGTCGGGCCCGTGCAGCTTGAACTCGACGACGTGGACGCGCTCAGCCCGCATCCGGGCAGCGGCCTCGCCGACCGGCCCGGCGCCGTTGATTTCGACGAAGGCAGCGATGAAGGCGGCTCGGTTCGTGAACCCCTCGCGCTTGGCCGCGGCGTCGTCGACTTGGATCAGCGGCTCGATCCGCCGACCCGTGACCTCGCACTCGGCGACGCGCGGGATGCCGCGGCCGGGGTTGACGGTGAACACGTTGCCGACCGGGTAGGAGTGGTCGGCGGGATCCCAGGGCCGCCACGGCGACCGCGGGTTCTCCGGGTTGATCGCCCGTCGGGTGGCGGTCTTCTCGCCTCTGAGGATGGCGAGGGCGAGGTCGGGGCGGAAGATCATGGCACCAGCACCCCGCTCCAGAACTCGGGCTCGCCTGATCCGATGCCGACGATGACCCACGTCAGGCCCGGCCACAGTCGCGCCGTCTGGCGGTCGGCGACGCTCGGCTCCGCGATCCCGTGCGGGTGGGAGTGGTAGACGCCGGCGAGCGTTTCGCCGTGCATGTCTATCGCCCGCAGAAGCTCGAGCAGGTGGTCGGCGCGGATCTCGAAGCTCGCCTGCGGGTCCTCTGCGCTGTTCTCCGCCACCCATAGGCCCAGGCAGCCGTTGCGCGCGCGACCGATCAGCCCACAGGCCTCCTCAGGCGCTTCAGCGGCCGCACGCGCCGCCAAGTTGCGGCGTAGCCAGTCGGTCAGCTCAAGCGTCACCGGCGGGTTCCTTCTTCCGGGCGGTCACGTCGCGGCGTGTCTCGACCGCGATGACGCGCTCGTGCCAGTTGGAGAGCGCGACCGCGACCAGCTCGGAGCCGTCGGGGAAGTCGTGCTGGCGCCCGGCCTGCTCTACCGCGTCCTCAGGCGTGCGCGCCTCGAAGGTGCCGAGCGACTTGAACCGCACGGAGCCGGCGGTGCCGGCGTTGAACTCCTTGGCGCCCGGCAACTCCATCACCAGGACGCGGTACTCGTAGCCCTTTTTCTCAGCCATCCACTTCTCCGTTCTCCCGCCGCGGCGGGATTCGTTTCTTGGCGAAGGTGACGCCCTCGCTCACTTTGACGTGCTGGGCGCGATCGAAGGGCTCGCCGAACTTGGCGGCGGCCTCAGCGGCAGCAAACATGTTGTCGCGGTCGATGATCTTCTCAGTCTTGGTCGGGGTGAAGACGAGCGCCAAGTCGGTGCCGATCCGCACCCCGCGCAGCCCGTCGCCGAGGTCGAGGTCGGAATCGGGGAGCCCCTCGGCGGCCTTTTTGAGCCGCGATTTCAGCTTCGCCATCCGGCCGGTGCCGAAGTGCCAGTTCGTCGCCGCTCTTTCGAGATCCTCGATGCTGTCGAGGTTGGCGAGCTGGGACTCGGGGCGCAGGTGCCGCGGCAGGGGGCACTCGTATTCGCAGGGGCATTCGCGGCAATGGTTGCCCTCGGTCGGCTGCCACTTGCGTTTGCCGAGGCAGACCTCTCGCAGGCGGTGAAGCTGGAGGTCGAGGTCGTCGCGGAAGGATTGAACCTGGAGGCGGTCGACCTCGACTGTGCGCGTGTCGATCCCATCGTCGCGCAGGATGCGGGGGTACTCCAGGCTCAGGATGAAGCGCTCGAAGTTGCCGAGCGGCAGGCCGTCGTCGGTGACGCCGAAGGCGGCGACCACGGCCGCCATGTTGAGCTGATAGTTGCCGGCCCAGCGGGGGTTGCCGTGCGAGTCGTATGCCTGCGCGCGGAAGTCTTCGGAGTCCGGCGGCCACGCGCTTTTCCAGTCGCGGATGCGGCACACCCCGCCCCCCAGGTCTTCGATCAGGTCGGGGCGGATCAGCACCCGGAAGCCGCCGGTCTCCAGCGTCAGCGTCTTCTCGATGCCGATGATTTGGTTCGGCTCGAAGTGCGTCCCCCGGCAGAAGTGGTCCATCAGGTAGCGCAGGGAATCCCGCTCGGCGGCGGAGACCTGCATCTCGGGGTTGTCGGCCATCACCTCGTAGAGGACTTGGCGCCCGAGCTCGGGTGGGATCGTGTTCTCGAGCTGCTCTGCGAGGTGCTCGGCGTGTTCGCGGGCGTCGGCTACATAGCCGGGCCCCAGGTCGGTGCCGATCCCCTGCACTCGTTCACGCTGAGAGGCGACCAGCATCCGCAGCAGGCGGTCGATCGCCTCGTGCATCAACGCGCCGCGGTTCAGCTCATGCGTCGCCGCGCCGCCACGGTGGCGCAGGTACAGGAGCGCCGCGCGGTCGCAGCGGTCGTGATGGCGCAGGAAGCTCTGCGAGGGCGTCCAGTCGGCCGGCAGGTCGGGCTGCTCTTCCTCGGGGATGGGGTCGAGGTTGCGGTAGTCCTCAGCCACGGTCGCCCTCCTCGGGTTCGTCGAACAGGTGCCGGTAGCGATGCGCGCGCTGGAGGATGCCGACGTCGCCCTTGAACGCTTTCCAGGCGTCGTCGTCGCGTCTGTCGCGCTCATCGTCGTGCCGAGAGACCCGGCCCTCGACGGTCATCGTGACGCGCTCGTAGGCCATCTAGCCCCCCGCGACGTGCCTGATCTTGTCGACGTCGAGGTGCACGTTGCGGGAGTCGAAGCCGAAGCAGTCCTCTTGGACGGTGACGATCCGCATCGTCGGCGAGAAGCCGACCACGGTCGCGTACCAGCGCGGCGCGAGTTCATCGTGCTCGACGCGATCGCCGGGCTCGAACTTGCGCGGGCCGACCTCAGCCGCGTTGGCGGCGGCGACGATCTGCGCCGCGCGTTCGCGGGCCTCGTCCGGCGAGACCGCCTCGCCGCTGGGCAGGTAGATGAGAGGCTCCACGCCGGCTTCGTAGTCGACCTTCCTCCCGGAGTCGGGGTCGATGACCTGGCCGACGACCATCTCGTCGAGGCGCCGGCGGCGGTTCTCGTAGCCCTCGATGTGCTCGGTCATCGGTTTGCCACCTCCTCCAGCGCTTCCTCCAGGACTTCGACCCGCTCCGATCGCGAGCCGCGGCGGTTCGCCTTGTCGACGGCGGCCTTCAGCTCGGTCTCGTCCATCTTGTCGGCCAGCTCGAGGCGCAGCTCCTCGAAGCGCTCGATGTTGCCCTTGAGCTCGGCGAGGTTGCCGACGAAGTCCTCGAGCCGCTCGTGCGAGTGTTCGCGCTGGCCCATCGCCGTGTCGAAGGACTGGGCGGGGAGGGCGTCGGGGTCGAGCGCGCGGATCTCATCGCGCAGCGCCCGCGCCCGCGTGCCGAGTTCCTGCGCCCGCTCGTCGTCGAGGGCGGCCGGCGCCGTGGCGGTGTCGGCCTCTTCCTCGGACCCGACCGGGTCGCCGACCGACCCCGAAGCAGCGTCGCCGTGACTGAGCGGGGTGCCGAAGCCGTCTGCGGCCTCGGACCTCAGCCAGTCCTCGTAGCACTTGCGGAGATGGGAGAGGTGAGCTTCGCGCAGGTTGCTCGGTTTGCCGTCGCGGCGCCGCTTGAGCGTCGGCACGCCGTCGTTGGTTTCGGCCCCGTCTTCGGTGACTTTGAGGGTGATCTGCGGCGCCGCGTAGAGCGACTCGCCGATGCCGAAGCGCACGGCCGCCCGTTTCAGCGCGTCGGAGTGGACCGCCTTCAGCTTCATGTCGGAGTCGTTCCCCTGGCCGATGCCGACGTCGACGTGCGTCTGATCGAAGACGGTCAGCTCGTACATGAGCGCGTTGCCCTGACCCTCGATGCGGATCGGCTTCTCCGACCAGTTGCCGCCGACGACCTTGTTGAGCCGGGCGCTGACCAGGCGGGCGTCGATGTAGCCGATGACGATCGCGTACTCGGCTGGTCTGCCCTTCGGGCCCGCGGTTTGGATCTTCCACTTGACGGCGCTGGACGCGAAGGGGCGACGCAGTTCGGGGAGCGCCTCGGTCAGGGTCTCCACCGGCAGGCTTACGGGCTCGGTCATGCGGCACTCCTCAGACTCGGGGATAGAAGGCGTTGGCAGCGTATCGGATTAGCGGACGCGTGTCAACTAAGGCCGGGCCAGCCAGGCGGCTCGTCTCCGGGCGCCAGCGGGCCGCAGAAGCATTCCCGGTGGACGGGGCCGGCGTCGGTTCTGACGGCGGCGAGGAGGCCGAGAGGGGTCATCGGGCCGTGGCATTCCGCGCACTCGCCGGCGATGAGAGGTGGGGCGGGGCGGGGCGGAAGGTGGACAAGCAGCGCCACGGCCCCGATCCACGCGGCGGCGGCGCAGATGATGAGGGCGATGGTCGCCGGGCTCATGCGGCCGCAGATAAAGCTGAAGGTAGGTACTCGCGAAGAACCCAAAGGGCGTCTTCTATGCGGTCCTCGACCGCCTGCCCGGAGCCATGGTAGCGGACCCGAAGTTCCAGGTTCTCGGGTCGGTTGTCGGTGCGCACCCCATTGCGGTGATGCACCGATTCGGAATCTTTCAGGGGACGCCCGAGCAACTCGGCCATGACCAGTCGGTGAACTGCGATCTGCCCATCCTTGTGAGCGTTGGGATGCCCCGCGGCGTGCACATACAAATAGCCTCCGCTGTTCTTTCGCACGGTGCCTTTTGGCGAGCGGGTGCGAAGGGGCTGGGCGGCGTCAACGTGGCCGATCTTCAACCAACGGGCGTAGTGTCCCCCACAGAGTGCGCGTGCCTGCGCTGGCCTATCGCAACCTCCCACCGAACAAAACAGCACTCCCGTGGCAGGGTCGTAAGAGGGCTGACCGAGGCGCCGCCGGCGGTTTGAGCATCTACGCGAGCAATAGATTTGGCGCCGGTGGCGCATCTGACGGCTTGCGATCCGAAATCTCTGCTCACATACCGGACAAGTCTTCGCCGGCATTTGGGTATTTTCGGTCACAGTCTGACTCTAATCCCCAGTCACGACAGAACTCGACCACGCGGGCGGGGAGCGCCGAGTGCGGCACGACCAGCCCCGGTGTCGCGTGGCTATCGAGGCGGCGGTGGTGTCCGATGCAGCCGGGCCCGGCGTTGCGGGGATCCCATTGCGCCAAGAGGACGAGGTCGGCCGGATCGTAGAAACCGTTGTCACACAGCGGGCAGTCAACGCCGACGACGACGGGCTCGATCGTCGCGTTGGGATCGAAGGCCTGCTGCGGCGGCTCGACCCACCCCCGGCCGCAGCAGGCCGGGCACACGCTTCTCGGCGGCAGCGCCAGCGCGTTCCGTATCCGCTGCTGCCCGATGAAGTGGAAGGCCTCGATGCGCCCGCTGCACGGCCGTCTGCGCTCGTCGAACTGCGCGAGCCAGCACGGCAGCAGGCGGCCCGTGCGCGGCGCGATGGTGCCGGCGACGCGGAAGGCGAGGCGCAGGTCGGCGAGCTCGGTCTCGTTCATCCGGCAAGCCAGTCGGGAACGTCAATCCGGTCGTCCGCTTGGTAGGTGGACCTGCCGATAAGGGAGGTTGCATGAATCTGCGCCGCCGCCGCGTAGATCGTTCGCACGTCTGGCCGCGCGGCGTCGTCGGGGGAGAGGCTCTCCATTTTCAGGGCGCAGAGCCGCATCGCCTCTGTCGCCGGGACGATCACTTGCTCTCGCCCTCGGCAGCGAAGACGGCGTTGAGGACGTTGGCGACGATCAGCGCCCCGACCTCGATCATCTGCTCTCTGTGCTCGTCGCCCTCGGCGACGGCCTCCCCGGCCAGTCGGGTGAACTCGGCTTTTGTCCGCTCCCGCACCTCCCCCTCCCAACGCTTGCGCTCGATAGGGAGGGCGGCGGCGAGGGCTTCGGGCATCCCTTCGCTGGCAAGCGCGCTGATCTCGTCGGATCGCTCCTCCCCGCCGATATGCGGGTTGATCGTGTCCGTGAAGGCAACCGACGCCGCTTCCACCACCGCCTGGTCAGTCATCGTCGGCCGCCCTCCATTCGGTAGGGGTCTCGCCGACAAACTGCCGTTCCAGCTTGTCGCCTGGGCGCATGGCGGCGCGCGCTTCCTTCTCGCTGCTGGTCTCGCACCAAAGTTCTCCGTTCGGGTCGAGCACCCTCCACCATCGACCCGGCTCCACGACTCCGACGGGCATGACTTCGATGGACGTTTGCGAGTCGAGATTCGGCCCCGAAACCTTCCAGCCGTAGCCGAGAATAAAAGTCAATGTCCATCGCCGCTCGTCAGGCATCGTCGGCCCCCTCGACGTCGGCCAGCGCCCGCTCGAGGCCGCGGCGCTTCGCCTGGTAGTTGTCGGAGCGATCGTCGGGCTCGCGCGCGTCGGCCTCTAGGAGGGCTTGTGCGGCGCTGATGAGGTGCGAGGCCCGGTCGGCCATGTCACCCCGGAGCTTGCCCCAGGCGGCGCTGAGAGCGGCGTTAGCGGCGGCGTCTGCCTGAGGTCCGGGGTCGGCGCCGTTCTCGCGCATCGTGGCGGCGGCCTCGCGGGCGCGGGCACGAGCGCGAGCGACCAGGTCTTCGGGGATCCGGGGGGGTTTCATTGCGCCCCCCGCAACACGTCCGTGAGATCGCGCCCGGTCGGCTCGTCGGTCAGGGGGTCGAGCTCGATCCTCGCCTCGACGTCCATCGACTGAATGTTGACGCCGGCCGGGAAGACCTCCGGCAGCTTGGCGATGACCTCGTCGCAGGAGCGCGCCTCGATGGTCGCGTGCCGCATCCGCCCGTAGTCCCCGACCTGCACCATCCGGGCGCCGGCGAAACTCCGCATCGCCCGGCGCCGGCTTCTGTAGCGGCCAACCGAGGCGTGCCCCAGGTCGGCGAAGAGGGCGACGTTCCAGGTGAAGTAGCGGGGCATCAGCTCGCCTCTTTCAAGCTGGCGATCAGGGCGACGGCGCGCTTCTCGTTGTCGGTCTTCGGCTCGTCGGGCGGATCCTCAAGGGCAGCGATGAACTGCGCCCAGTCCTCAGACGGGGTGCCCTCGCGGATCGCGCCTGCCAACACCTCCCGGTACTCCTCGGGCGGGCGGAAGTAGATCGTCGCGTAGGTGGAGTCAAAGTCGTCGTCCTCGTCGCGGATATAGCCCTCGAGCTCGGGCAGGCGATAGGTGATTGTGCAACCGGGGCAAGCGCATTCGTCGCTGCCCGGCGCCTCGCAGACGTAGTAGGGGTGCATCACCCGCTTGCCTGTCTTGAACATGCGCTTCGAGCCGACGAAGATGTTGCAGGGGGCGTAGCCCTTCGCTCTGCCCTCCTCGTCTGGAAGCTCGACCGTTTCGTCGACCTCCTCCTCCTCGACGCGGTGCCGGCATCCCTTGTAGCCGTATCTCGGATCGTCCTCGCAGAAGCAGGAGCGGTTGCCGCCGCCGTTGCGGGTGTAGACCGCAATGACTGGCTCGCCGTTGCGCTCAGCCACGAAGGCGTCGCGGAAGCGACCGAAGTCGGCGGGTCTCTTGCCCAGGATCGCGCAGAGCAAGCCAGCCGCAGGGTTCTGACCAAACAGCGTGCCGTACATGCTCATCAGCCCAGCACCTTCAAGAGGTCGGTGAGCCAGGCGTCCTCGTCGCGCTCGCACATGCCGGTCTCGCCGTCGGAGAGCAGCTCGTCGCGCGCCTCGAGCGCATGGCGGATGATTGATCTCACCGGCTCGGGCAGCCGGCCGAGGTCGTGCCAGTCGAGCTTGCCGTTGCAGCGCACCTTCCCGGTCAGGCGGTAGAAGTGCTCGACGGCACCGCGGCGCGGCCTGGTCGTCGCGAGCTCGACGGCGCCGAGATCCCGCAGCACCTTGACGTGGTAGCTGATGTCGCCGAGCGATGCGTCGAGCGCCTCCGCCATTCTGACCGGGCTCGCCTGGACTCTGGCGGTCGGGTGGTCTAGGTGCGCGAGGATGCGTTGGCGCAGCGGGTGGTTGAGCGCCTTGACGACGTCGAGATCATGCGGCGGCGACGCGGTGGCGGACATCGATTACCTCCGGGGAAGCGTGGGATAGGACGCCCCCGAAGGTAACAGAACTAGTGGACGCGTGTCAACTACTGGCTGAGCCGCTGCACATCGGACTGGCGGACTCCGGGCGCCGGCGGGGCGGCTACACCGGTGCCGCCGGCCACCAGGCCGATCAGGATGCTCACCAGGTAGGTCTTGTCGCCGGTGATGACGGCGAGTGCGATCGCGGCGACGATCGAGACCAGTACGGGCAGGTAGACCTTCGGGGAGATCATGCGGGGGGTTCCTCTCAGTCGGGGTCGTAGATGAAGCAGCGGTAGTCGCCGTTGCCGAACAGGTTGACGCGGCCGAAGTCGACGGGCGGCGAGCCGTGTCCGGCGGTGCGATCGCCGGGCCCGATGTAGGCCTCGACGTGATGGCCGGCGCCGCCGCCGTAGACGACGTAGCCCCAGCCCTTCTTGCGCATCGCGGTCTCGGAGACCTGCTTCCAGCCGTTGCGGCCCTGAACCTGCGTGCCGGTGTAGCCGCCGGTGAAGTCCAGCCCGTTCGGGTCGGGGAGGCCGGCGGCCTTCGCCCAAGCGGTGAGGGTCTGGGAGCAGTCGGAGCGCTGGCCGGGCTGCTCGCCGGGGACGATCGGGTGGTCGACGTCCCACGAGCCGAGCATCGAGTAGGCGTTGCGGCGCTTGCCCGATGAGCAGTTGACGACTGAGGCGATGCAGACCGCCTTCCAGCGCTCGCCGGGGGTTCCGCCGGTGGCGACGTTGCCCTTGATCGTCACGCCCTTGAGGCGCTTGATCTCGGCGCGGAGGTGGTCTTCGCGCGTCTCGAGCTTGTCGATGCGCCGCGTGGTCGCCTTGATTCTGCCGAGCCAATACTGCGCTCGGACGTGGTTTTTGTAGGCGACGGCGTGACGGCGCCCGGCGTGTCTGTCGGCGCGCGCCGCGGCGAGAGGATGGCCTTCGCGGCGCATCCGGTCGGCTCTGTCCTCCGCGCGCTCCGCCTGGTTGTGCGCCTTGTAGGCCCGTCTGCGGTTCGCTCTGTAGCGCCGGCGCGCCTTCTTGAGGAGGGACTCGTCGCGACGCAGCGCCTCGAGCACCTGCGTCAGAGCGTCACGAATGCCGCGAAGAGTCATGCGACTCAGTCTAGCCCCGCCCCTCAACCCCTACGGCTGGAAACTGTCCTGAGCGCGCAGCACGCGGCGGATGGCGCGGTAGTCGTCGGTGTTCGACGCCTCGAGGAACGCCTCCGCGAGCGCGTTGCAGGGGGTCAAGGCGCGCAGTTGGCGCAGCGCCTCCTCGAAGACCGCGAGCGCCGAGGACTGCCGTTTGGTCAAGGGTTTGTCGGAAGCGTTGCCGATCGAGATCGCTAGCAGGGAGGCGAGGATCCGGTCCTGCTTGTTGTTCTCGGAGCAGACGTAGAAGTTGATCTCGGCCTGCGCTTTGACGCGCGCCTTCCGCTCGGTCTCCTGGCTCTGCTGCCGACTGTCGTTTTGCCAGAAGCCGATCGCGCCGATGATGAGCACCATCACGAAGGCGATGGCCCCGACGTACCTCTGCCACCAGCGGCCGAGCGCCGACTTGGCGGGGGCGCAGGGGCTCACGCGCCGATGGCTTTCTGAAGAAGGGTGGCGAGGACGGCGAGCACCGCCAAGACGAGGAAGTAGAGCGAGATCAGGCGAGTTCCTGCAAGGGGGGATGGGGGTCGGCTTCGGTATGTGGTCGGGACCATCATTCCTCTGGCTGGCGGCGGTTGATCTGGATTTGACCGCGGAGCACTTCGGGTCCGAAGAACAAGCCTAGTAGTAATAGGTATGCCCCCCAGGGTGCGTTGAAGCCTACTGTCGCGAGCAGGACAGCAAAGCCGACCACGGCGCAGGAACGTGTGATCCACACCCACGCCTGCTCCCCCTTTTCTTCCGGCATGAAGCTCAGCGTACTTGTCGGCCGCCGCCCCGCCGACTATGCTCCCCGCCTGAGTTGACCGACTCGTTCTCCGCCTCGGATGGGTTTGACCGGCTCTACGCCGCGCTGGAGCATCGCGTGTCCGACGGCGAGCACCTCGCGTCGCGCAACGTCCTGACCGTCTTGTCGGCGGCAAACGAGCGCCGGCTGCCGTTCGATGAGGCGTGGTCGATGGCGATCAACCGCGTCCAGCCTTCGCAGATCGACGGCGTGGTCGACGTCACCCTGGCGCGCGAGCTGCGCGACGACCGGGTGCTGCTCGAGGAGAACCGGCCCTACTACCAGGCCGCCTACGAAGGCCGGGCCCTGACCTTGCAAGAACGCGCCCAGACGCGCGCCGCGGCGTGGCGGCGAGCACCGGAGCTGACAGGAGACCGGCCCAGGGCTGCGAAGAGAGCGGCATGAAAGAGATCGTTGCGAGAGTCATCTTGGCCGGCGTCTGCGCGTTCGGGGCATGGGTGTGGGTCGAGGCCATGTTCCGGAAGCGCCCGTATGACTGGGAAGCCGAAGGCGATTTCCCAGCCTGAGGCCGGGCGGGGTCCGGCTGTTGGCTTAGGCTGCGCCGCGAACCTGTAGAGCGAGCAAGGCCGGGGAGGCCCCAGACGCACCAATCGCGCCGCCACTTCCGCTAACGCCCGGCGGCGCCCCTGACAGGAGGAATCCATTGAAGCGCATCGCCCTTGCGGCGGTCGCTGCCGTTGCCTTGACCGGGACGTGGCAGACGACCGCCGCTCAGACACCTACAGCGAACGAATCTATCCGAGTGCAGGCGCCGCCGCATACCTGCACGGCGCAGGCGTTCAAGCCCTTCTCAGGGCGCGCGTGGGCGCCGGGCCTATGGCAGAGGGGTAAGCCCCCCAAGAGAGTCGTGAGGGCGCTGAGACGGCGTCTGGGCTGCGCTGCGAGCCCGTCTCACCGCGCCGCGATGAAGAACAGGTGGGCGAAGGATCGGCGCGCCTACGGCCGCTATCGCCTCTACCGCCAGATCGCGCCCCACTCGGGGCCGTGCAAGGGCGGGCGAGCCGGGCCGGCGGATGGCTGCTGGTGGGCGGTGCCCTGGTACATCGTCTGCGGGGAGTCGGGCGGGGACTTCACCCCCGACCACGGCAATACGAAAGACGGCGCCTACCAGGTCATCCCCTCGACGTGGGCGGCCTACGGCGGCCTCGCCTTCGCCCCCTACCCGAGCGCCGCGACGCCCCTACAGCAGCACATCATCGCCAACCGGATCGTCTCCGACGTGGGGACGGGCGCTTGGTACGGTGCGTGCTAGCAGGCAGCTCTGTCCGTTGAGCGCGACGGCCCCCTCCGGGGGGTCGTTTGCGTTCTAGGGCTGGTGCGTGACGACGGCGTCCCAGGTGGCGAAGGTTCTCTCGACGTCGTCCCAGGTTCTCTGCTCGGCCGCCAGCTCGTCCCACGTCCAGTCGGGCGAGGAGTTGAAGAACAGGAGGATCCCCACCGGCTTCTGCTCGCGGATGATCTCGGCCTCGGTCAGGGCGGGGTCGGGGGTCTCCGACTCCAGGGTGGCGATCTTCATCCGGTAGGGGAGCCCGGTGTAGCGCTCGACGAAGAGGACCGTTCTCGTGCCTGTCAGCCGCCGCTGAGCGACCTGCACGATCGCGGCCGGGGTGCCGCGCCGGAAGGCCTCCGGGGATTTGATCGCGGCGCGTTGCTGAGCCTCGTCCATGTCGGGGCTGAGAGTGGCGCCGGCGAGCTGGGCGAGCCAGGGCAGCGCCTCGACGGGGCAGCGGTCGGGGTCGAGGAGGATCTGCCAGCCGGGCCCGTCGTCGGAGTCGGTGACGTAGGTGTGGATCGTGTCGATTTCGGCCGCGACGATCGCAATGCAGAGCTTCAGAACGGTCCAGTCGTTGTCCTCGTCGAGCGCCGTGAAGGCGGGGTCGAGGGCGCTGTAGAGCTCTTCAGCGGCTTCGCTAGCGATTGGCCTAGGCATGGCTCCACGTCTTCCCGCGAACGATGTTGGAGATCGTGCCTTGATGCACGCCGAATGATCTGGCGAGGGTCACTTGTCGAGCGCCGGAAGCGTAGAGATCGCGGATTTCGTGGACCTGACGTTCGTTAAGCGATGTTCGTGGGTTCCGCTCGCCCCTCATACTGCGTCCGCGGCTGACCATGTCCCGCGAGTTGTCGGCGGCAGTCCCAAGGCGGAGGTGTCTGGGGTTGCAGCAAAGGGGGGTATCGCAAGTGTGGATGACCAGCACTCGGTTTCCTTCAAGGTCTTCATGCGGGATCGGGCCATGCTCGAACTCGAATGCGGCCCGGTGCGCGATGCAAGTTCGCCCCTTAATCTGCACCTTCCCGTATCCGTTGCGAGCGGGTGCACCCCGCCAAAGCCAACAGTCTTCCTCTCCCACGACATCGACCTTTGCCCAGAATGACTCTGCGGTAGTCGCTGGCATCGGCATTATGCAGCCCATTATACCCGCCTTCAATCAGGAGGTCGCGACTCCGATGATGCCCGGTCTCGGCAACGGCGCCGCGCCGTCGAGGGTCACGTCATCGGTCGCCGGCGTATCGCCGGTGGCGTTGATCGCCAGGTAGGTGTAGACGTCGACGCCCTGCTGGTTGTTGATGAGGGTGACGATGTCTTGGAAGTAGAGGGTCTTGCGGCGCTGGCGTTGGGTCGCGTCGCCGGGGATTGGGAAGCCCCAGTTGGCGGGCGAGAGGTACTCCTCGAGCGCCGCGTCGATGCCCGCCTCGACGGTCGCCTGGTCGTGGCCCGGCAGGACGGCGACGGTGTAGGCGACATCGACCTCGGTGTAGTCGAAGTCGACCACGTTGAAGACGAAGTTCGCCTCGCGCTTGGCCTCGAGGTCGGCCTCGACGTCGGCTTTCACCCCGCTCGAGCAGGGCTCGCCGTCGGGATCGTGGACCGCCACCGTCACCGTGCGCTCGGTGTCCCAGGTGCCGGTGTCTTCGGGGTCGTCGGTGCCGGGGTCGTAGAGGTCGAGGGCCAGGGCGCCGGTGACGCCGGAGATGTTGCGCGCCAGCGTCTCCACATCGGAGGCGATGATCGGGTGCGGGCCCATCGTTTTGAGCGTGTCGACCAGCCGGGTCAGGTACGTGGCGGGCTCTTCGGCGTCGGTGCCGCCCGACGTGGAGCCGACCAGCGCGATCGACTCGAAGCCGAGGATCGAATCGACCGGCGTCGCGTCGCCGTCGAGGCCGTTGTAGTCGGTGCCGTCCTCGACCGCCTCGAGGATGACGGCGCCCGCATCCGTCGCCGTCGATGCTGGCGGGACAGTCACCTCGTTCAGCACCCGGAAGCCTTTGGCCTCGTCGGCGGCCGTGGCGATGTCGACCTCGGTGCCCGCTTTGATGGTGTAGCCGGCGTCGTCGACGAACGTCCAGGTCGTTGCGATCGTCGCCGCGGTTGGCGCGATGGGGGCGAGGTTGAAGACCTCCTCGCCGAGCCGGTGGGCGATCTCGTCGGGCACGTCGGCGGCAAGCTGGACGAGCGGCACGACCAGTCGGTAGACGACGGCGCGGATCAGGAAGCTCTCCGGGTTGCCGGGCGACGGCTCCCAGCCGGGGAAGGCCTCGGCCATGTCGGCGAAGACCTGCTCGACCAGGGCCTCGGCGTCGAGCTCGATGGGGATCGTCAAATAGCTCACCGCGGCGCCACCTCCACTCGGATTCTGTCGGTCAGGTCAACGATGTCTTGCGTGGTGAAAATGTCGGCCCGCGGCTCCCAGGCTGCGATCTGCTCGAGCCACTCGCCGTCGACGTCCTCAATCGGGAGCTCGCTGAAGAGGGGATCCTCGACGCCGAAGTCCGGCTCCTCGAGGCGCGAGCCGTGCGGCGTTGCGACTACCGCGTAGACGCAGGCGGCGATCTCGTCTCCCGAGCCCTGCTCGACCACGGCCAGCCCGCTCGTTCCCATCCGGAGCGGCACGGCGAGCTTGGGGATCAGGGTCATGCGCTCAGTCTACGGCGGGCCTTGCAGCCCTAGCTGTCCTCGAGCGCGACGTCGATCAGCGTCACCACGCACGCCCCGTCGATCAGGGCGCTCAGGTGGGGCTGGCACGCCTTGAGGATCTCGCCGTCGTCGTCGATCAGGTAGACGGCGGCGGTGTGGCAGCCGGGGCTTGAGCATCGCTTCCCCTCGCGGCCGGCCACCGAGAGGTCGAGATCCTTCTGGATTTTGGCCGTGATCCCGTCGTACTCGTCGGCCAGGTGCGCCAGCCCCTCGCGGTCGGTCGGGTAGAGGATCAGCACCGCCAGCTCGCGCTCGGTCAGCTCGGCTGCCGCGGTGATCTTCGCCTCCTCTGAGTAGGTGTCGGCTATTTGGGCGCTTGCTTCCATTGCGATCCTTTCTATCTGACTCGGACGGGGGTGAGCATTAGACCATCGCCAACCACGAAAAGTTCATTCTTGTGCCGTTGGGCGGGGTGAGGCCGACCGACCGCATTTGGACCGTGAAGGTCGTGCTAGAGGTGGCGGTTACGTCCACGATGCAGAAGTCGTATCGCGTCGGCAAAACGGTCAAGACAACGGAGGTCGGCGTTGCCCCTAGTCCGTGGGTCACATTCACCGTGCTGCTGGCGACGCTGCCGCCGGGAAACGTGACTGTTCCCGTCCCGAACGCGAGCTTCGCCGGGCCTCCCGCTGCCAGCTCAGGGAAATGCTCCGCGCCTGCCGGGGCGAAGGCGATCCCCGTCGAGCCGTGGGTGATCGTCCCGTTCGTCGTCAGCATCCACAGGGTGTCTTTGTTGGCCGTGCCTTCGCTGACCGAGACGACCGAGCCGGACTGGAACTCGCCCACGCCGTCGGCGTCGGTCGCCCGCGCTGGGGTCACTCCGACCACATAGATGCCGTTCTGCGAGGCGGTGGACTGATTCTTGACCAGCACCCGATCCCCGGTGGCGAGCGTCACCCCGTCGAGGGAGTCGCCGTTGTTGAGCGCCGAGGAGATCGTGACGTTGGCGGTGGTCGCGGCGCGGACGCGGTAGATGCCCTCGCCTGCCGCGCCATCCGCGCCATCGTCACCGTCGACGCCGTCTCTGCCAGCGGCCCCGGTGGCGCCGTCTCTGCCGTCCGCGCCTCTCAGCGACACCCCGGCGGGCCACGCCCCGGCGGCCTTCGGGCCGTACATGGTGCTGGCGGCGGGGTCGTAGGCGAAGTCGCCGTCGACGCCGGTTCCATTCGACGGTCTGCCGGAGGTGGTGAGGACGGTGTTGCCGTCTTTCCCATCGTCGCCGTCGGCCCCGTCAGCGCCGTTCGCCCCGTCTCTGCCCGGAGCGCCGTCGGCGCCTCTCGGCCCCTCGATGTTGGCTCTGAGCGCCCACTCCCCGGCGGCCTTTTGGTACACGTCGCCGGTCGCCTCGTCGAGGTAGAAGTCGCCGTCGACGCCGAGCGATCTGTCAGGCGCCCCCGTCCCGACGTGCCAGGTCGCCCCATCGGCGCCGTCGTCGCCGTCTGCGCCTCTCTCGCCGGTGATGGGCTCGTCGCCAGCGGCCGGCCACCACGCCGCTACCCACGGCTCGTTTCTGTCGTCGACCAGGACGAGGACTCTGTCGTCGATCGCCGGCAGGGTGGAACCGCGCGCCGACCAGCGCCGGATCTCGAAGAAGAGGTCGTGGTCGAAGCCGGGCACGACCACCTCGAAAGGCTCGCCCAACCCCGAGGGAGCGCGGCAGACGGTGCCGCGGCGGCCGTCTGGGAGCGCCTGAGAGGGTCTGGGGGTCAGATCGGGCATCTATAGGCCTTTGGGGTGCCGGGCGGCCTTACCGCTGCGCGCAGGGGCTCCAGAGGTGCCGTCATCGTCGGGCACCCATCCCGCGCCGCCGCTGGGGTTGGAATGCGAGGTGCCGAAGTATCTCCAGCCCGAAGCGGTGCGGATTTTTGCGAAGACGTGGCCGGCGTCGGCGTAGAGGGTGAACCACTCCCCCTCCCCGCCCTGGTATTTCCCCGCCAGCGCGCCGGAGACGAGCGGCGCGTCGAGCAGGCCGCCGGCGTGCAGGACCGCCGAGACGAAGCCGGAGCAGTCGTAGGGCCCGTCGAAGCTGCCGTGCCCGCCGCCCCAAACGTAGGGGTAGCTTTTTTTGTCGATGCGGTCGATCGCGGCGATCATGCGGCCGACTGCGAGCGGGGCATTGGCGGGGCCGAAGCCCACCGAGCGCGTCTTCGTCTCGGGCGCCGGTTCTGGGAGCGGCTCGGTGGGGCGGCGCAGGATGATGTCGCACGGCGAGTTGCGGCGCGCCAGCGACGACTCGATGCGGTGCACGAGATAGCGGCCGTTGGCCGGCCCGTGGCGGCGCACAAGAGCGCAGGCGCCGGGGGGGGCGGCCCAGGCTCTCGCGCGCGCCGTGACCCGCAGCTCCGTCACTTCCTTGCCGACGTCGTAGTCGAAGCTCGTGTCCTCGATGCCGGGGGTCGAGTCGGTGATGACCATCCGCGCCATCGAGCGCATGAGGTCTTCGTCGGTGACGTAGTAAATCCAGTCGGCGGACTCAAAGCAGCGCCAGCGCACGTCTTGGGCGAGCCGCCGGATGCAGGCCCAGTTCGACTCTTTCCTGCCCTGCTCGAAGGCGTAGCGCACGTAGTCGAGCGTGCTGATCTCCCCGCCCCCGTAGGACTCGACCCATCTGCGCGCCTCTTGCGCGTAGGGGCCGTAGTTGGCGGCGCCCCCCGATGCTTGACCTGCGCCCGAGGCCTGGACGGCTTGGGCGATCTCGTGCGGCGGCGCGTCGGGGTTCGCCTTGTAGTAGGCGATCGCGCCCTGATGGCCGGAGTAGTAGCCGGTCAGGAAGCCGCGGACGCTGGCTTCGAGGTTGGTCGGCGCGAACCCGCCGGCGGCCGCGGTCGAGGGGATGACCTGGAGCACGTTGGCGGAGATGCCCCCGATCAGCGACTCGACGATCAGCGCCATGATGAGCGCGACCATGACCCGCGCCGGCGCGTCCTCTTGCTCGGCCACACGCAGGGCCCGATCGCCGCGCGCGAGTTGCTGGGAGGTGGCGCGGTCTCCCTTCACGGTCAGCGTCACCTCCCCGTCGTCGATGCCCTTGCCGCGCTCGAGCTGCGCTTGCTGGCGGCGCTCGCGGGCGTCGCGCTCGTTTCTGATCGGCTGTCTGCGGTGAAGCTGGGGGCAGATGAAGCGGACCGAGGGGTCGGCTTCGTCGACGCGGCGTTTGGCGAACTCGGCGCGCGTCATCTTGTCGCGGTAGGCCTTGTGGGGGCCGTGGAGCGCGCGCAGGAGAGCGACGGCGCGCGCTTCGTGCACCAGCGTCAGCGGCTCCGCTCTACCTTCGGAGGTGGCCTTGACGAAGCGGAAGGGGAGCCCGTCGAGGGCGATGTCGTAGCGCTCCTCGAGCAGCGGCGAGTTGAGCATCTTGCGGTTGTGGTCGCGGATGGCGATCTCGACCGTCGAGGCGCCGCCGATGGAGCGCACCAGCCGCCCGCCGACGATCGCGTCGCCGATCTTGGCCTTCCACTTCTCTCCGCGCAAGACGATGTCGTCGAGGTTGGAGGTGATGCCCTGGACGCGTAGCCGCCGCGCCGGGCCGTGCTTGATTCCCTCGGCCACGTCAGTCCTCGAGCTTCAGGGTCCGGCCGGGCGCCAGTTGCTTGCGGACGTCGCGGATGCCGTTTAGCTTGCCGATCTCGCCCGCGCGCGCCGGGTTGCCGTAGAAGCGCGAGGCGATCTTTTGGAGGGTGTCGCCTCTGACGGTGACGGCGGTCAGCGGGATGCCGCGGGAGATGCCGGTGCGCTTCTTGCGTCTGCGGCGGAAGCGGATCGCGTCGGGGTCCTCGAACTCGACTAGCTTCACGGTGAGCTCTTGGCGCACGAGCCAGTTGCCGCGCCGGCCGATCCCCTCCCCCCACTCAGGGAAGCCGTCCATCTGAAAGCGCGAGCCGGAGAACGGCATCGGGCCGGTCGCGGTGAAGTCGGGGGGCGGGTTGCCGTTGCGCCCGATGCAGAGGTTGAGGATCTGCTCGACCTTCGGGTAGATGTTGCGGTTCGGCCAGCCGTCGTAGAACACCGGCACGGCGAGGCGGATCAGGGCGTTGCCTTTGTAGACGCTGAGCGAGGTCTCCTCGGGGCGCTCTTCCTCTTCGATCATGGCGCCGCCGCCGGTGGGGATGACGATCCCTCTGCCGAGCGGGATGGTGAAGTCGAAGCGGCGCCCCTTCAGGCGGATTTCGGGGTCCATCAGTAGCGCGCCTCCTCGTCGTCTTGCTCTTCGATGACGCCCTCGGCGAGCACCCGGCGGCCGACCTTGAACTCGACCTTCTGTTTCCAGATGACGCGATCGCGGCGCGGCGCGGCGGGGGGGTCGGACATGAAGCGCCTGGAGGGCTCGGCGGGCATGAGGTCGGAGCCACGCGGCAGGAAGGCCAGCTCGGGCCCGCGCTCGCCGACCCAAGCCATGCCGCCGGCGAAGTTGCTGAAGCCGGCGGCGCCGCGCGGCGTTCTGCGGGGCGGGCGGGTGCGTGGGAGGCCGAAGCCGGGGTCGGGCAGAGACAGGGAGCCCAGGCTGTCGATTCTGCGGTGCAGGGCGTCGATCTGGCGCTGCGAGCGGCGCAGGATCGGAGCGAGGCGCTTGTCCATATCCGCGAAGGCGTCGGCAAGCTGCTCGGGGGCGGGGTTTCTGCCGAGGCGGTTGAGCTTCGGCGTGAAGTCGGAGAGGCGCCCGCCGAATCTCAGCATCGTGGCCGACATTCTGCTCTGCGCTTTGGCCCAGTTCGGCCCGGCCTTTTGCGCGGCGTCGAGCAGCGTTTTCGCGTAGTTTCTCTGCGCGCCGGAGAGCTGGCCCTGCGCTGTCAGCACGGCCCGCGCCGCCCTCGCCTGCTTGGCGCTGGAGGCGTTGCTCCACCGCGCCGCGTTGAAGTTGCGGGTCTTCTCTCTGACCAGTTGCCTGAGGCCGACGATGTGCTCCTTGTCGGCGGCGAGCGCCTGTCTCGTGACCGTTTTGTAGGCCGCGAGAGCGACGCCTTGCAGGCGCTCCGCGTTCTGCAACCGCTTGGTCGCGCGGAAGTGCTTGTTCTTGGCGACGATGAGCTGGGACTCGGCGGTGAGGGCTGGCTGCGACCAGGCGCCGAATCTCCGGCGCACGGCCCCCAGGTTGCGCTCCGCGGCTCCAACGCCCCGAGACGCCGTCTGGGCGCGCCTCTGGGCAAGGGAGAGCGCGTCCTGCGCTCCGGTGAGGGTCGAGCTGGCGCGGCGCTGATCGCGCTGCCAGCGCGCCACGTTGCGACTGCTGGCCGCGACCCTGTTCTGCACGGCGGTCAAATCCCTGCCGCCAGCGAAGAGATCGCCGAGGAAGCCGCCGAGGAACGATCCGGCGCCGCCGCCGATCATCGCCCCCGCCGGCCCGCCGAGCATGAAGCCCGCGATGCCGCCGACGAGCGCGCCGCCGGCCTTGAACCCGGCACCCTTCCAGTCGCCCTCGGTGGCGGAGATTGCGATGTTGCCGAGCCCGGCCGCGGCGGCGAGCGGGCCGATGGATTTCGCTATCCCGCCGACCATCTGCCCGGCTATGAGCTTGCCGCCGGCGCCCGCCGCCGGTGCGCCGCCGGCAGCGGCCGACATCAGCATCAGCGAGAGGCGCACTTTGAGCAGGCTGGAGGCGAGCAGGAGCAGCGGCCCGGCGGCGGCGGCCATGAGCATCAACCCGCCGGCGGTGCTTTTGATCGGGCCCGGCAGTCTGGAGAACCAGGCCAGCGCCCGCTCGAGGACGCTGGCGAGCGCGACCAGGGGCGGGGTGACGATCGGCAAGACCTCCTGGCCGATCGCGATCAGGGCCGCCTGCAACCGCGCCCAGGCTTTCTGCACCTTGAAGGCGGTCGACTGCGACTGCTGGGAGAGGGCGAGGGCGGTGGCGCCGGAGGCTTCCCCCATGCCGCGGAGGTCTTCTGCCGCCCCCCGCGCGTTTAGGCCCGTGAGGGCCAGCACGCCGCCCATCGCGCGAATGTTGGGGAAGAGGGCCGCGACGGCCTGTTTGGTCCCGTCGGTGCGGCTGAGGATCTGCTCGAGCGCCCCCTGGAGGCCGTGTCTGCGCGCGAGCTGCTCGCCCGTGGTGCCCATCTCTCTGAGCAGTCTCGAGAGGTCTTTGCCCGGTTTGAGCAGGGTGACGAGGACGTTTTTGATCCGCGTCGAGGACTCGGCCGGCGACAGGCCCGCCTTCGTCATGGTCGCCATCGCGGCGCCGACCTGGTCGAGCCCGACGCTGAGCTGAGCGGCGAAGGGCAGGACGTCGCCGATGGTGCCGGCGAGCTCGTGGAAGGTGACGACGCCGCGGTCGACGGTGCGGAACAGGAGATCGGAGACTCTGCCTGCTTCGCTCGCGGGGAGCCGGTAGGCGTTGAGGACCGCAGCGACGGCCTTCGTCGAGACCTCGGTCGTCGACAGCCCGGCGGTCGCCGCCAGCGCCGACTTCTCGAGGATCCCCAGCGACTCTCTCGCGTTGAAGCCCGAAGAGACGAGATCGTAGAGGCCCTCGGCGAGCGTTCTCGGGGCCTGCGCCGTCTTGCCGGCCAGCGCCAGCACGTCGTCGTTGAGCTTCTGAAGCGCGGGCTCGGGGAGCTGGGCGATGCTGTTGACGTTGCGCATCGCCCTGTCGAAGTCGACCGCCATCTTGCCCGACACGGCGCCGATCGCCAGCATCGGCAGGGACACGTAGGTAGTCATCCCGCGCCCAACGGAGCGCATCATCGCGCTCTGCTTTTGCAGGCTGGCGCTGAGCGCCGCCGTGGCGCTTTTCGTTTTCGCCGCGCTCGCCGCCGCCGCCGCGCCGGGGGCCGCGACGCCTTTGGCGGCCGTCTGGCCTTCGGCGAGAACCTGTTTGCCGCCCGTCATGCGGGCGCGGATGGCGATCAGCTCGGGGTTCATCCGGCCCCCCTCAGCGCGGGATCAGCTTCGAGACGACCTCGGCGACGCGGTCGCCTATGTTGCGAGCCAGCCGGTCGAGCTCTTCGCGGCGTTGCTCTTCGGCCCGGTAGCGGATCGTCTCGAGCACACCCATCTCGTCGGGCCAGCGCGCAGAGAGCCAAGCGTCGAGCAGGCCGGAGCGTGCTGCCGAGGCCGCGACATCGAATGCGGCCTCGGCAGCTAGCTCCTTCAGGTAGGGCGTTCCTCCGTGCCATCCTCGTCCTCATCGTCGCCGGCGACGGCCTCCTTCAGCCAAGCGTCGAGCTCGGCGAAGTGGTCGTTGAGAGCCTGCGGGTTCTTGAAGACGAGACGACAGACTGCCGCCGCGTTCAGGCCGGGGTTGTAGTTGATGCCGATCGCCTCGCAGAGCCGCTCGTCGAAGCGGACAGGGTCGCTGTCGCGCCACTTCGAGTAGGCCCTGTGGAGGGGGACCAGCGCCGCGCCATCCTCCAGCCGGATCAGGATCGTCTCGCAGGCCTCCGCGATGACAGAGGCCCCGTAGTTGAGCTCGTCCTCTTCGGTCATCCCGCCGCGGGCGGCGCGCTTGATCTTTCTGCGGATCCTCTCCCAGTCGACCGGGCGGTAGCGCGCGGCCAAGTTGCCGCCGAAGCGGCCGGGGACGATGGGGAGGGTGGTGCGACGATCGACGCCGGCCTCCTCGTATGCCTTCTGCAACCGCTCGAAGACCGGAGGGGGAGCGACACCGTTCGTCGCCGCCAGATCGTCGGCCATCTCTTCGCCGTCAAGGGTCTCCTCGACCCCCTGGTCGGCCAGCTCATCAGTCATTCGGTATCTCCTTTTCGTGGAGGCCGACTAGCTGATCGACTCGTCGGCCGATACCTCGAGCTGGACCATTGCCTTGTCCGCGCTCGAGCTGTCATGGTCCGGCAGGGTGAAGCCCATGAGGGTGCCGGTGTACGTGATCGGGTCGCCGCTTGTGGAGCGGTCCCGTGCAAGTTTCTGGCGAACGGCGACGACTCTGCCGATGCCGACCTGGCCGTCGAGGAACTTGGCGAGGCCGTGGTCGCGCTCCAGCTTGTAGAGGCGCTGCAAGGTGAAGTCGTCGCGGCTCGTGGGCCCGCCCAGGGACTCCTCGGGGGCCATGCCGCCGGCGCGGTGCTTCGTGCTCTCCGCTTTGGCGGCGCCGCCGCTGAAGATGTCGAACACGCCGAGGTCTCTGCCGGCGATGTTGACGGTTACGCGTTCCTGGTCGACACGCATCAGAGGCTCTCCGTGATCGGGACTTTGACGATTTCGGTCAAGAGCATCTCGCCCGTTGAGCTGACCCGGATCGCCACCTTCGCCTTGATCTGCTCGGCGGCGATCGTCGTCGGCGTGTTGACGTCGGGGCCGGTGTTGACGTTGAAGGCCTCTTCGGGCGTCTGGCCGTAGAGGCTGTTGGCGAGGTAGAAGGGCATGCAGGCGCGGCCGGAGAGGTCGCCCTGGAGCTTCTTGAAGACGTAGCCGTGGCCGTCGATCTCCTCGAAGTCGTAGTCGGCCATCACCTCGGCGGATGCGGCGGCGACGGCCATCACGAGGCGGGAGGCCGAGAAGCTCTTCCAGTCGCCGTCGGTGGTGGGGTTCGTCAGCGTGCGGTTGCCGTAGGTGGTCGGGATGCCGCGGATCAGGATCGCGGCGTTGACGCCGGAGTCGTTGAGCACCTCGCGCTGGGCGTCGGTGAAGTCCTGAGTCAGCCCGGTCGCGTAGCGGCAGCGACCGTTCTTGCCGGCGGCGGCTTTGTTGGGGGTCAGCCCCGCGCCCTCGGCGCGAGCGATGAGGCCGGTCTGAATCGCCGAGTAGGGGACCGTGCGAGTCGTGCCCGCCGAGATGCCGGGGATTCTGAAGCGCGGGGCGAAGGCGCCGCCGAAGCGGGCGCCGTTGTCGTCGGCGGCCCGCAGCGCGAGCGCGACTCCGGCGAGGGTGTCCTCGTCGTCGGTGTCGACCAGGTCGAGCAGGGCGCGGCGGTTGTTGGCGACCGCGTGGGCGAGCAGGGCGTCGTGGACCTCTGAGGAGGTGAAGCCCGGCGCGGCGACCTGGCCGGCGCCGAGGTCGTTGCGGAAGAGGTTGAGCGCGACCTCGAGCTCCGTGGTGGTCGCGTTGGTGAGATCGGAGTCGCCGCCCTCGAGCGTCTCGTCCTGCGTTCTCGGGTCTTCGGCCGATTCGTAGGCGGTCGTCAAGTCCTCGAGCACGATGTAGGCGGAGTTCTGCTGCGCCCAGAGCACCGCCTCGCCGGCGTTGGCGAGACTGGGCGACGCCTCGACGATCGCGCCGTCGTAGTAGACGGTGAGGATGAAGGTCCCGCCGGCATCGAAGACGCAGGAGACTTTGATGTCGTTGCCCCAGTCGCCCTCCGAAGTGGCGCTGATGCCGAGCGTCGGCAGGCTGTCTCTGTCGATGAGCTGGCCGATCGCGGTGGCGGCGTCGGGCCCGACGATGCGGCCGAGGTAGATGACGGAAGCACCCTCGCGGAAGGCGGCGTCGATCGAGTCGTAGAGGGTCGGATCGGCGGCGAGGCGGTCGCCTGCCTTCTCGACCGCGTCGGTGAGGCTGATGACCTTGATCGGCGCGTCGACGGGGCCGCGCTCGAGGTAGCCGACCCAGAAGGCGTTCGAGGTGCTGGGCGCGTCGCCGGGCGATGCGGCGCTCTCGCCGATCGTGACCGTGTGGCCGGGCAGCACCCTGTAGGCGAGGAGGCCGAAGAGAAGGCCCAACGAGAGGCGGCGGAGAATCTTCACGCCTCCGATGCTAGACGGGGATGCCGCCCCCCCACCTCAGCCCACTAGCTATCCCAGAAACCGCCATCTCTGAGCGCCTGGACGGGCGAGACCTCGACGCTGCCGCCACCTTCTCTGACGTGCGGGTTCTCGGCGGGCGGGTCTTCGGGGTCTTCAAGCGGGGAGGCGGGACCGCGGCTCACGTCGAGAATGTTCGCCACGTCGATGATGTAGGGCACCTGCACGGCCATGAGTGTCCGCTCGGCATCGACACCCTTGCGCACCGGGAAGGGCTCTTCCCGCCCCATCGCAACTCCTTCGGCGAATCCGTTGAGGTCCGGGTGCTGCATGATCGCCATCCGCGCCGCGCTGGAATACAGGCGCGCGAGCTCCTTAGTGTTTTCCTCGTCGCGCGCCTCGGCGATCGCGAGCAGGATGACCAGGTAGCGGGCGCTTATGACGCCCTCGCCCTCTTGGATCGGATCGTCGGCCATGCCGGGGGAGTGCGCGATCAGGCACGGAATCTGATCCTCAGGCCACTTCTCGGCGACGAAGTGCGTCACCCGGTAGGAGCGAACCGCCGAGACGCCGTTGGGCCAGCGTCTTTCGCTGGGATCCTTCTGCCGGCGGATCTCGGGAATGTAGGTCGGCATCCAATCTCTGAGGTGCGCGAGCAGCGCGCGCTCGGCGTCGGCGCCATCGAGGCTCAGGCCGAAGAGGCTCATTGCAGGCCGAAGGGATCGAGGGTGGCGGTCGAGAAGGGCGAGACGCCGAACGCGCCGCGCTCCAGCCCCATGAGGTACGCCTGAATCTCGCGCGTGATCTCGCGCAAGTTGAGGTCGGCGCCGGTGACGAGCGGGTCACGCGCCGGCATCCGCGACGTGCCGCGTCTGTGGTAGCCCGCTTTGGAATCGTAGGTGCCGAAGACCAGCTCTTCGCCGAGGATTTGCTCGAAGTGGTCGGCGGCCCCCTCTTCGGTGAGAGAGTCCCTCAGGGCGCCGGTGTCGACCAGGATCGTCGAGCTGCCCTTGCGCGCGATCGTCGTGGGGGCGAGAGGTTCCCAGCGCCCGGCTCCGCCTGACTCGAAGAGCTCTTCCTCTTTTCTGCGCAGATGTGAGGCCAGCCGCTCGAGGATCGGGCGCGGCTCGAGCGCCCGCGCGCCGATGCCGAGCAGGTCGTGCTCGACCTCTTCGTCGCCGCTGACCGTGTAGTGCAGGGTGAGGGGCGTCACCAGGCGGGTCCGGCGGGGCCGAGGATTGTGCGGTCGTCGAAGTTGGAGGAAGGCATCTGGCCGGTCCCCCCGACCGCGCTGCCGTCACCGCCGCCGCAGCGCTCGCCGACCGCTTCGGTGAGGGTTCTGATCGCGTCTTTCCAGAGCGAGTTGAGACTGGCGAACGAAGAGCCCTCGTTGCGGGTCTGCTCGGGGAAGTAGGACTGCTCGACCAGCATCGCCGCATAGAGCGCCGCGGCCGCCCGCGCATCCTCGCGCAAGTCCCCCGTGCAGGGGTCGATGCCGATCGCCGAGGCGACGCGGCGCACCGCTCTGCCGATGAGCCGCTGAACCTGCGTCGCGGTGGGGCGGGTGTTCTCGTTGAACTCGCCCTCGTTGCCGCCGGTGTCCTTCGTGCGGGCCCAGAGCAGATCGGCGATGTCTTGCACCGCCGGCGCCCAGGAGAGCGAAGAGCCGGACGCGTAGATGACCGGCCCCTCCGCCTCCACGTCGTCGCCGTCGACCCAAACGATGCTGTAGTAGGCGGGGTCGAGCTCGGCTTTGTCGGTGCTCAGCGTGCGCGCCGCGGGGTTTGAGGGATCGGTGTCGACGGGGTCGAGCTCGATCTCCTCGATGGTCGTGAAGGGCCCGTCGAGGGCCAGCGCTTCACGGATGCGCGCGGTGATGAATGGCTCGTCGTCTTCCCCGCGCGCAGGTGGTGCATAGCCGCTGAAGGTGCGCGAGTAGCTCACAGGGCCATCGTAGCCGCCGCCCGATGCCCCTGGAGGGGCTGGGCGGTAGCTGGGCGGGGTTCGGCCGGGAACCGCTCGACCAGCGCCTCAGCGGCCCGCTCAGCGGCTCTGCCGTCTGCGCGGGGCAGCACCTCCGCCACGACTCGCCGGCGGCTCTCGGCGGTCGGGTCATCGAAGGCGCGGGCGATGGCCTGCGCGAGCGCGGCGGGGCTGTCGACCTGCTCGCCCACATCGGCCCAGTCCCAGAAGCGCCCGCCGTGGTTGACGGTGCGCCGGTACCAGGGGGCGTTCATCACGACGACGGGGCGGTCGAGGGCGGCGAACTCGAACAGGGTCGAGGAGTTGTCGCAGGCGTAGACGCCGGCGCGGCGCACGACGTCGGCGAAGTCGGCGACCGGCTCGATGCCCGCGTTGCTGTAGACGGTCTTCAGGTTGCCGAAGATGCGCGGGTGGCCGTGGCCGAGTAGGTCGATCCCGTGCGCGGCGGCGTAGGCGGCGACCTGTGCGAGCCCGTCCCGGTAGTGGTCGATCGCGCCTTTCGCTTCGGGCGCCCGCTGATGCGACCAGCGGAAGCTGAGCGCGGCGGTGCGTGTCTGGGGGTGAGGGAGGGCGCTCAGCTCATCGAGCTTCGGCTGCCCGACGACGATCTTCTCGGCCGCCGGGCAGAGCGGCTGGAACCGCTTCTCGGCGAAGTAGGAGGGGAGCAGCACGACGTCGACCTTGTCCCAGGGAATGTTTTCGCCCGGCGCCGCGGCGGAGAGGAGCCGGTTGTAGTCCTGGCCGATGCCGTGGCAGAGGTAGGCGATCCGCTTCCAGCCGAAGCGCACGGCCGTCCTGATGTCGGCCGGGCCCATGACGAGAGCGGTGTCGTGGTTGCGAACAGCGTGAGAGCCGTTGTAGGGCGCGGTGGGGGCAAGGTGGCCGCGCCGGCGTGCGAGGCCCTCGGGGCATTGGATCGGGGCCTGGAGGGCGCGGGAGACCGGCGCTACGTGGTCGAAGTAGTGCGGCTGCGTGGTGAAGATGTCGACGGCGGCGTAGGGACCGGGCACCGGCTCGATCGCGTAGTCGAGGCGCTCCCGCTCGCCTGGCAGGAGGTCGTCGGGGATCGAATCGTGGCGCCTGAGCGCAACCGGGCCGCGCTCCGTCTGAGCCGTGGCCCCCAGGATGCGAAGGCGCTCGGGCTGTCTCACTCCGCCTTAGGAGCTTTTGGAGACGCCGGTGAGCTGGAGGATCGCGGAGGCGTCGTCGGCGACCAGCAGGGGCGCCATGTCGAGCGTGAAGATGTCGGTCTTCGCCTCGCCGTCGCGGGATTTCTCCTGGTCGAGCGGCTTCTCGAAGACGATCGAGCCGACCTGCCCCCGTTTGAGGAAGTAGGGCGCGCCCTCGGGGGCGAGCGGGCTGACCCGCCGCTGCGTGATGCCGAAGTCGCGCAGCATCCCGTCGACCCCACCGTTCGGGTAGCTCGAGTAGAGCACCGTCAGGTAGTAGTTGTCGGCGGTGTTGAGGATGATCGTGTCCGGCATCACCCCGGCTCTGTCGTCCTGGAACTGTTTCTGGACGAGCGCGATGTCCTTGTGGGGCATCGTGAAGGGATCGACGTTGACCAGGCCGGTCGCGCGCTCGATGCGCCAGGCCTCGCCCTCGAGCTGGCGGCCCCAGTCGGACACGGCCGCGGCGATGACCTGCATGGCGCGGCTCTGCATCCGGTCGGCGATGGTGTTGGCGGCCTGGAGGAACTGGCGCCGAACGCCGAGCACCTGGTTACGCCGGCGGGCCTCGTCGGTGACTTCGATCGACCCGGCCATGCTCTCGGGCCGGGCGACCTTCGGCTCGCGCCGGGTCGAGCCCAGACGCGGGGCCGGCGTGCCCGGAGCGCGGGGCGTGAAGCTCTGATCCTCGGGCACGAAGAAGTCCTCGGGGAAGGTCTCTTCGTAGATGAGGGCGCCGCCCTGGACGGTGAAGCCGGGCGTGGCGAAGATGTCCTCGGCGAAGTAGCCCTGGTTGGCCGCGACCAGGTTGCGGATGCGGCCGGGGATGACCGTCGGCGGGTTGACGTAGGTGTCGACCGTGACCTCGGTGCCGCTGACGGTCGCGCCGCCGAGTGGCTGGCCGACCGGCGTCTGCGGCGGGTCGTCGCTGCCGGCGAGAGCCGGAAGGCGCCCGTCCTCGGTGAGCTCGACGTCGGCAAGGCCTGCGCGGTCGAGGAGGCGGCGCAACTCGGAACCTGTCGGGTCGTGCTTCATCAGTAGAGCTCCACTTCGATGATCGAGTCTTTTCCGGCCGTGAACGCCATGCCGACTGCCGTGCCATCGGAGAGCACGATCGCCTTCCCGTCGGCCGCTGTCTGAACTTCCTCGCCCGCTCTGACCTCTCCGGAGCAGAGCACGCGGGCGATCGAGCCGGCGCGCACGATGCGAGTGCGGAGGTAGGAGTCGTGGGCGTGGGGGGCTGGGTCGGCTCTCGGGTCGCGCGTGTCGCGCTCGACGCAGCCGAGCACACGGGCCGCTTTCGCGGCGGCGTGTTTCGCCTTGTAGTCGCCCTCGTCGCTGTGACCGTCGAAGATGACCAGGCGACCGGCGAGAAGCTTTTCCGCCTCGGCCTTGACCGTGAGCGGGTTGATCGGGTAACGGGCGAGCTGCTCCATCAGGACTTACCTCCTGCGTAGGCGCTGCCGAAGAGTGCGGCCATCTCGGCATCGGACGTCTCGCCCGACGTCGCCGTGGCGGCCGGGTCCTCGCTCGAGCCGCGCTCCGACGTCGGGACCAGGCCCGGTGCGAGCCCGCCCTTCTCGACGGTGGCGGTGAGGAGGGTGTAGAAGCCCTCGCGGTTGGACGTGTGCAAGTTCATCAGGGAGGGTTTGTCGGCGGGGCGGACCTTGCCGTCGCGGATCGCGGAGGCGACTGTCGAGTCGCGCCGATCCTGCTCGGCCTGGTCGGCGACCTGAGCGCCGGCGGTCGCGTCTTTCTGGACGCGCTCCCATTGATCGGCTGGGACGGCGACCATGCCGTCGGGCAGCGTCGTCGCGGCAGCCGGCGGTTCGGTGGACTCGCCACCTTCGCCGGCCGGTGCTCCCGAACCGTCCCCCGAGTCGGGGGCACCCTCTCCTTCGCCGCCTTCGCCGCCCTCTCCGGGGGGCGTCTGCGACTCGTCTCCGGACCCGCCGCCGTTCTCCTCACGCTCGGCGAGTGCGGTCTGAACCGCCTCGTCGGTCGCGTCCTCTTCGAGGCCGAGGACTTTGCGGAGCTCTGCTGCCGAATCCATGTCCCCAGTTGTAGCGGAGGGGGTCGGCCCCCCCTCTTTTCTGGCTTCACGACCGGCTTCTAGGCGAGTCGTGAAAGTGGCGAGGGGGCGATCTCTGTGCCTCGCCTCGCCGGCTGCGGTGGCGATGGCGGCGGCGGCGGCCGGCGCGTCGGTGAACTGTTGCAGGACGCGGACCGGCTCTCCGAAGGTGACTTCCTGGTCGTCGCCGGAGGTGAAGGGCACGCGGTAGA